TTATATAAAATTAAAATATAATAATAAAAAATCAATTATTTTTTAACAAAAATATTAATTCTTTTTCTATCTTAGAAGTTAAAAATGGTTTTTTAATATTAATAAGTATTTTGATTTCTTCGGAGTCTTTTTTTGATAGTGACTGAAAAGAATTATTGTATAATAAAAGCCATCTGCTTAGCTGTGCTTGACATATAGCTTCTAATTTTTCATAATTACTTCCAATTATTGTTAATATATATAGTAAAGTCTTCCATTTAGATGCTTGAAATAGTAACAAAGCACATTTTATTTTTGCATTTTCATAGTCTATTTCTTGGTATGCTTTCAATATTTTTTTATAATCATAGTCTTTATATTTTTTGAGAAGTATAAAAGCAGTATTAACGATACTTGAATGCTCAGAATACAACATTTCAGTAATTAATGTGATATATTTTTCAGAATCTAAATGCATTAGAGATATCATTGCAGCACGAATGACAGCTATTTTATTGTTTTTCAAATAAGGCCCAATAATATAGCAATCTTCTTTGCAGCCTACTTCCCCCAATCCATAGACAGCAATTGTAGTGTTTGAAGAAAGATTTTCAAGATAAAATTGATGAAAATTATCAGTCTTTTTAATAGTTTTAATAATTTCGCGGGATAAAATACGGACTTGCAAATTTCGATCTAAAAGCATCTGATATGCCTTTATAAAAGCAAGATCAATATTATAATCATATAAATATTGTAAAGCAAGAAGCCGATTTGCAGGATACTTATCTTTTAAAAACTGTTTACTCAATTCTTCAATTTTTATATTTTCTTTGAAAAGTATTTGAAAAATCATTCTCCTTACAAATGGATCACTTTCTTTTTTTATATGCTTCAATAATAATGCAGTTTTAGGCAATGAAGTATTTGAAATAAAAGAAAGACAAGTTTTTCTTGTTCTTACATCAGAGTTTGACAATCCTTTTTCTAAAAGCTTTTCATTGGCACAAAATTTATCCTGCATAAAAGAAGAAATTATAAAATTATCACCTCTTTTACTTTTTTGAATTTTATGGAGAAAGGGAAGTGTATTGATAAGTTCTTCATCAGTAGCCTCTACCAACCGTTTTGAAAATATAGTTAAGGCAGTTTGACGCACATTGTAAACCCAATCGTTTAATCTGAGAACAAGATATGGCAATGTTTCTTCATAAAAAACCAGAAGTTTTAAAGCTTGCTCTCTAATGTATCCATTCGGATTGAAAGAAGAGAAGATAAGCACAGCTCGCTGTTCATCTTTTGACATTTGCTTTGTAATAAAATTTTCAATTTTTAAAGTTTTCCAGTCAATATTCCATTCCATTGAAGTGGTCTCACGCATTTGTATATCAATTTTACATATATCATCAAATGAGGATGAAATCAGGGCTTCATTTAATACTTGGGAAGCTTTTAATTTTTGGGTTGAAATATTTTCAGCAAAAACACAAAAAATTTTTGCTAATGCTCTAAGATCTCCAGCATAAAAATCTTGGATATGTGAATCAAGACTTGATGAGAAAAAATTTTGCTTTTTATGAAATATTTTGTGAAACAACATACAGTCCTCCAATATTAGAATTAATGAGATAATTTTATATGAATAAAGATAAAAATAAATGTTTAGTAGTGTGTTTAGTAGTTTTATAAAATATTAATTTATTAAGTTAATTTATCTATATATAATAAGCTATTTTTATAAAAAATGCTATCTTAGAATATATTATAAAAAAATTTGAAAGAAATAAAAACGTAGCAAAGAATTATATTGCATCACTATAATTTTAACAAAATGGGAAATGGGAAGCTATACAAGAAAAAGGTTTTAGTATTTCATTTATTTTAAAAGATAAAGTTATTGGAAAAATTTCACCTTTCTTTAGTTTTCACTCTCAAGAAATTTCCTTATCAGATGATTTTCCAGCAAAATTTTGGTTAGCTATTTATGTTTTAAGCTATTATATGGTGCATGAAAATGATGTTATTACAGTTTGAGCTTGACAGAGGAAATAAATTTATTTACTTTTGTAAATACTATTCATTTTTTAGTGAGAAATAATAGTATAATCTCTTTAAATACAATAAAATCAATAAATTCCATGTCGTAAAATGTATATTTTACGACATTTAGATAATTCAATTATCCGCTGTTTTAAATACTTTGCGAAGAAAATTACAAGTCAATTTTAACCTATCAAAATAAAAAAAAAATGCTTTCAGCGTAATAAAATCAATAAATTCCATGTCGTAAAATATACATTTTACGACATTTAGATAATTTAATTATCCGCTGTTTTAAATATTTTGTGAAGGAAATTACAAGTCAATTTTGATTTATGAAAGCATATTAAATTTAAATAATTCTCAAGTATGTCAAATATTATGAAAATAATGATCATAAATATTGGTATGGAGTGACTAACATAAGTTTAATTGAAGCTAAAAAGAAAGCAAATGAGAAATGGAACGAAAAAAATAAAGACAGGGTAAAATACCTTAGTTGGAGAGCAAGAGCAAAATCCTTTATTGAAAAGGCTGCTACTTTAGAGGATTTGGAAGAGCTAGAAGAGCTAATAAGAGAGAAAAAAGAAAAGAGAAGCCAGGGAGATTAATCTTCTCTTCCTGGTATTTCTTATACAGGGATAAACAAAGCTAGGTGAACCTAGCTTAATTTTTTTATTTCTTTTTCTATTTCAGGAATAATTTGTTTAATTTCAGTTTCCAAAACATTTAATCCTGGGTCATAAAGAACTCTTCCAAATAGAATATAAATATTTTATACAATCTTGGACGTAGAGAATGATTTTTTTATTTGTAAATTTACTACTCAAGTTGTAAAGTTCTTCATTATTTGAGAGGACACTTTCAAAGTTATTAAAAATTTCTTTTTTTCTATCATTTAGAATTTTATTAAATTTCTCTATAATAGAAGACCATTTACCTGATATGAATATTTGGGAATTTTCTGAGTTTGTATTGATTGCTTTATAATCTTTTAAAATATAATTTTCTATTTTATTTATTTTCTCACTAATTTCTAAATTATTAGATGTTATTTCTAAAATAAGCAAATTAATACCTTCAATGTAATCAAGAATTTCCAAAATTTTATGTGAAATATCTATTAAAGAAATGTTTTTAAATTCTTCTCTTAGAATGGATAATTGATTATTAGATAAAATTATAGGATTAAATTTTGCATTGACTCCCTGATATATACTAAAAAAATTATAGAGTATATCAATTTTTTCACTAAATTTAATTTTAGAATTGAGAGAGTTCTCATATTCATCTAATATTACTTTAAAATAATAATTAAATATTTTCAAACTTCCTAATTGGGTTTTTCTTTTTTCTTCATTTAATTGTTTTTCAAATTGTAATTTTTGTTCTAATAATATTTTTTTTGCTTACTATCTTGTTCTTCTAATTGCTTTTTATTTTCAATATGTTGCCACCAAACGACAGAAATAGCACCAATAACCCCAAAATAAGCTCCTAAGAATCCTAGCCAGTCACTGAGTGAAGTGCTTTCTTTTATTGAAATAGGAATCCACCAAATAAATCTTAAAATCCAATCTAAGATAAAAGGAAAAATTAAAATAATAATAAATTTTCTCCAATGATCTTTTATAATTTTTTCCATAAAATCTCACCCCATTAAGTTTTACATTGTTTATATAATAAGCTATTTTTATAAAAAATGCTATCTTAGAATATATTATAAAAAAATTTGAAAGAAATAAAAACGTAGCAAAGAATTATATTGCATCACTATAATTTTAACAAAAACTAAATAGTAAATTTATATGGTATAATATTTTATATATTAAAACTATTTTAATAAAAGGGGGATTGATTTATGGAGTTATACCACTATGAAGATGAAACTATCAAAACAGAAATTATAATGAAATCTAAAGTTAATGATGAAGAAATAGAACTGAAACAGATAGATTTTTCTAATATAAAAATGTTTCTCAAAAAAGGAATATTTATTATTTCAGGCTATTTGAGGGGAGAAGATGAAAAAAATCTAGCTGAAATTATGAAACTAAATAAATGGAGTATGATTACTGGAACATCAAAAGGAGCATTAAGGGATATAGAAATTAAAGTGTCAAGGAATGGATATGTATTAAGGCATTTGATATTTGAAGGATATCTATCTTCCTACCAAGAATCTTATGATAAGATAAAAGGCTATAAATTCCACTTTATTCTAAGAGAACACAAAAAAATAAATAGAGAAGGGGCATATATAAGAACAGTCACGCTTAAAGGAGTAAAAGGAGATATGATAATAATTCCTCATGATTTTAATTTTAATCAAACTTTGCTAAGTGCTTTAAATGGAACTACTGGTTATTTTATGTTAGGAAATGCATCTTCAGCAATTGCAGGAGGTGTTACATTAGGAACAGGAGTGTTAATATGTTTTTACATAGCACATGGAACAGGTATGATAAGCGAGTTTATGGCGGATGTCACTTTTAGAATACAGGGCAAACCAGAAAAAATGGGTAGTTTTAATATGACACGTGATTGGTTTTATAAACCTTTAGGAGAATCAATTGCAGAAGATATAAATTCTTCTTTTTCAAGTATTAAAATAGATAATGATATAGGTGTAGATATGTATAATCATGCTAACCTAGCTTTCACTTTAATTTCTATGGGAGAATCTTTAAAAACTATTGTTAGAAAATTAAAAGGGTATGAGGGAGCAGGGATATATTATGAAATGAAATATAAAGATGTAGCTCTAAGTACTTGGGGTAGGCAGTCAACGCCTTATAGAAAATATGGATCAACAACTTTAAAAGCACTTATTGGAGATTTAAAAAATATTATTCCTGATACTTATACAACTAAAAAAGTAGTAGAAACAGAAATAGAAAAAAGGTAGGTATTTATGAGAAGAAAAAGAGATAGTATAATATTTTTTTCAATAAATATAGTTTTGTTTATTATATTGAAAATACTTTCATATTATGATACTGGAGCATTTATTCCATTAGGTTGGAGAGATTTTAGAATTTTTATATATATTATGTTTTTTGTAGCAATCATATGGGCTATCATAGAAGGTGCTCAAAAAGTAACAGGAGATCTGATGGAAGGCTCGTGGAGTAAAAGAATCATTTTCATAATAGTAGCAATAGTCATGATATATTTATATAAATCTACAGGAAGAATTTAAAAAGATAAAAAATGAATCTTTGAAAAGAGAAGATTAATTTCTTCTCTTTTCTTTTAATTGATATAAACTGGCCAAGGGGCGTATCCCCTCACTACCCAAAAGAGAAGAAGCTTTATCCCAAATTGTTATTAAAGCTGAAATAAAACTAGTGAAACTTAAAATAAGCTGCATAGACATCCCCCCTTTTACTGAATCGAACAGCAGAAAAATAATAATACAATAAAATATTATATATCTTCTTCCCCATTGCCACTTTGTACTAATTTTTTAAGTAAAAAAAAGGCCTCAGACCATTTGATCCAGAGGCATTGCTAACATATATATATTTCAATCATCTACTATAAAAAGTGAGGGATTGAATGGTGCCTAGGTGGGAACTTAGTTTTATACTACCCTTAGCATACTTAAAATATTTGATTATGTTTTATTATAGTATGAAAAAAATAAAAAAGCTAGATTTTTCCTCTAGCTTTTCAATTTAAAAATATTTGAAGTTTTAAATTATCATTTTTTAAATTTATTTCATCTTTATTTAAGAGAATAATTTCTTTTATTAAAAGTTTGAAAATTTCATAAATATTTTCTCTATCTTCATCTTCCATATATTCTAAAGTTTCTTTTAATATTTTTATATTGTTTATCTTTTCAGAATTATTATTTTGATACTTTATGACACTTTCCAATTTTTCTATTTCTTTAAACTTTCCATTTATTCCAGAATCAATTATATCAATTTCCTTTTTTAATTCATCTATAGAAATGATTTCATTTTTAAAAAGTAATAAAGTTTTTTCTCTATTTTTTTTATCTTTTTCAATTAGTTTTTTTATGGTATCAATTTCTTTTTGATAATTTTCTGTCTTAATATTTGCATTATTTAAGTCTTCCAATTCTGACATATTAAAAATATTTTTTATTATAGAACTTTCCATTTTTCTATATGAAATTGATTTTCCACAGTCTGAACATCTATAATTATATTTTTTACCATTTTTAGAAGCAAAATATTTTCCTCCACAAGTACAAGTTATCATTCCAGTGAATAGCAACTTAAAAGTACTTTTAATATTTTTCTTTTTCAAATTTATGATACTTTGAACTTTATTAAAAATATCTTCAGTGATTATAGGAGGATGAACACCTTCAAAGTACTGATAATCACTATTTGTTTTAACTATTCCAGTGTTGATATTATTTTCTTTTTTGCCATATCTAAAAAGACCTATATAAAATGGATTTGTTAAAATCCAACGAATGCTTTCAAGATGTCTATTAAAATACTTTGCAGTTTTAGCCAAACTTTGAGTTTTTATATAATATTCAAAAATATTTTGAACAATAAATGAATTTTCTTCATCAATCAAAATATTGTTATTATCCTCAGGATCTTTTGTATAGCCTAAAGGTAATTTTCCACCTTGCCATATACCAGCTTTTGCTCTTGCCCACTTATTGCTTTTTACTCTCACAGATATTTGTTTTCTTTCATATTCAGATAATGTAGCTTGTATAGTAAAAAATAACATACCTGTTGGAGTAGTTGTATTAAGTTCTGGTTGAGATATACTCACAAAATGAATATTACTTTTTTGGAGTTCTAAAACAAAATTTAACATTGTTAATGTAACCCGAGATATTCTTGAACTTTCAAATACAACCAATACATCAAAAGCTTTTGCCCTAACTTTTTCTCTCAACTCCAAAAATCCTTCTCTATCATCATTTCCACCAGATTCAACATCTTGTATTATTTCAATCAACTCATAATTCTGGAACTCACAATAATCTTGACACTTTTTTATTTGAAATTCAAGACTTCTCCCTTCTTCTTGCATTATTGTGGATACTCTACAATATGCTACTGCTTTCAATTTCTCCATTTGTTGCCTCTCTTTGTAACTGTTTATTTCTTATTTTATATAAAAGTTCAATTATTTCATTTTTATATATCATCTTCCCCACCTCCTTAACTATATATTTTCTAAAATAATATTTCCATTTGTATCTAGTTTATATTCTTCTATATTTTCAGCAAAATAAAATACTCTTTCATTTTTTGTTCTCTTTTTAAACTGTTTCCATAAGTTTAAAAACTTTTCTTGAGCCCATTCTAAATCTTCTTTTGAGCACTCAAGATATCCTTCAGCTATTTCTCCCGCTTCATCCCAAGCGCAGTCTTTCATTCTTTCAAGGACATCATCAAAATTTAAAGTAGAATTATCATTGTAATATCTCTTTTCTCTAACTCTTACTATCAAAATACCATTTTCAATTTCATAATTGATCCGACATAGCCTTTCTAATTCTGCCATCTTCTTTTTTCTCTTTCTTATAGATTTTTTATAGAGTATTCCTGTTTTTCTTTCTCTTATAAATCACCTTTAGGTTAAGGGAAAGGGAAGTACCCAATCCCTTATTATTTTGAATTTACATTTTTTCTTCAAGTTTAGTGTCTATGTATTCTTCAATTTCTTTTGCTTGATTTTTAGTCATAGTTTCAAAATCAATTTTCAGTTCTTTTTTTACAACTTCCACAAGATTTATTTTTAAAGGCTCTGCCTGCTTCAATAAAGCTATTCTATCTTCATCATTGGCTGGAATATCATTTATAATCTCAACTGAATCACCTGTATTATCTGTAAATTCTCCAATAATAGTTCCATCTTCTTCTATATCTTCAATCACAAGTCCATCTGTTTGTAAAGCTTTCTGAACTTCTACAGATAAAGCTCCATATTTACTTAAATTTAATTTTAATACTGTTTTTAAAGCCATAGCTTCAAAATTTTTGCTCCAGTTAGAATATTTATACCCTTTGCTTAGGTCATGCTGGTATGCTTGGCTATACTTCTTTGCATGGTTTTTAACCTGTGCTTCTGTCATAAATAAGGTATTTCTAAAGCCGTTATTAAATTCTATATATGAAGCATATCCAATGGTTTTAGTTATCATTCTTTCGTCAAGGTCTTCTATAAATTCAAGTTCAAGTTCTCCAGTAAGTATATTGTAGCCTTTCAATTCTCCTTCTTTGACTTCTATTGAATTTATAAACTTATATTCTCCACTTCTAAGAGCTAACTGGATATAACCTTTATAACCCATTTGAAATTGTGCTATCATTCCTTTTTCTTTATCTCTGTAAGGTACAATATAAGCAAATCCAAGATTTTTTTCTATTGGAAGATTAAGAACTGCTGAAGCAATAGCAGCATTAATAATACTTTGAGGGTCTGCTTCTTGTAGCTGAGGTGTTCCCTCAACTACTTGGACTATTGCCATCATGAAATGCCCTGCCCTATCTCCTAATAAGGATTTAATTTGTTTTTTAATTGCTTGAGAAGCAAGCATACTTTTTAATGCAGGAACTCCAGTATTCCCTTGAGCCCCAAAAGTTGCTAGTTGATTTTTAGTTTTTGCCATTATACCACATCCTTTATTTTTTCATCTTCTTTAAGTTCTTTAAAAATAAATCTTTTTGCCCCTCTGGCATCTATTTTCCAAGTTGCCAAATGAGAGCCGTTTATTAATAATTTTTCTGTTTGAAAGTCCAACATTTTCTTTTGAACTTTTGCTGTAAAAGGTTTCATGTCTGCTTCAATTTCTTTTAATTCTGTAGATGTATTTTTTTTAGTTTCCTGTAAAGCTGTAAAACCTTGTAATTCTTTATAATCCATTGTTACGCTGGGTATTTGTTCAAGATAATTTCCAAAGCCTTTAAATTCCTCTTTTAAAAAGTCACATTCAGCTTCACAACCGTTTAACTCTGGTTCTATTCCATCATCAAGACATTTTTGGAATTTTTTTGTAAGCTCATAAGCTTCATCTACTAATTTCTGGTTTTTATCTATTTCATAAACTCTGGTAAATCTATTATCAACGAAGCCAACTAGAAAGCCTTTTTCTTTTCCTAATACTGCTAATTGCTGTTGTACTTGTGCAAAATATTTATTTGGTACTTCTTCCCTCTCCCATTCATGTGCTGTATAACTATTTCCAGTTTTCAATTCTACAGGATACCATTCATCGTTGAATTTTACCCAACTATCAGGAGTACAACTCCATAGAGGATATTCTTTGTTTCCTACTACTTGGTTGCCTTTTTTAGTTTCCTGTACATCTATATTAAATTCGTTCTTAAAAAGTTCTGGAAGGTGTTCAATCATGAAGTCTTCGGCATAGTGTCCAAACTTCATAGCCACTTTAGAATTAAAAGAAATTTCTCTTTTATATAATCCTTTTCTTTCAAGGTATATTAAATATGGAGAATTATATTTGTCTGGCCTGTTTATTAGTCCATTTTTAAAAGCATTATCAACTACCAGTATTGAAGTTTCTGTTGCTCCTATCTTTCTATGTTTTAGCCATTCTCCATCACCAGAACATTCACCAGAAAATAAAATTTCTGAATTATGAAGTGTATTATCTTCAATAAACTTTTCTAATTCTGCTTTTCTTAATTGACTATAACCACTTAAGCCCATTCGTTTAGCTTTCTCTTTCAATTCTTTAACTGTCATTTATAACCACCTCTCTTTAAATTTTTAATAAGTCCTCCAATTTTTTAAAATTGGAAAACCTATAAAAATTTAAGCTATTCTTTTTTCTATGTAATCTATTGTTTTAAGGTTTTCTGTTTTCTTTTCTTCAAGCTCTTCTTTCAAGTCATTTATAGCTATTTGGATAATGTCTTTATCTTTAAATTCTATCCATTCATAATTTCCAATTTCTAAGATATAACAGCTTCCACTTTCTGTAATATTTAGTTGCAATTTTCCTTTTATTCCAAGTTTATTTTTTAAATTAAGTAATTCAGCAAGTTTTTTCATTTTCTCCCTCCGAAAATAATTTTTTATTAACTATATAGCCTTCTCTTTTTGCTAGTCCTGTAGTATTACTTTTAAAGATAGTCTGTATATCAACTTTCTTTAATTTTCTTTTTTTAGATGTTTTATCTACCACAAAGCTTAGAATATTTTTATTTGGAATATACTCAACTCCTGTTATATTGTCATGTAATCTTGTTTTTCCATCTTTAGAGATATATAGATTATCTACTTCTATATCTCCATGTTCTTTTAAAGCTTTTTCAAATAAAGTTATAAAATCATATATTTTCATTGCTACCTCCCAGCTACCCATAGGACAAACATATATATTCCTATCCAGGCTAAACCTAATAAAATAAATCTTTCCATTATATCAATCCTGTCTTTCTAGCAGCTGTTGGAGTAAATCCCAATATCCTTCCTACTTCTCTATAAAGAGAAGATGTACTATCAGTTATAATTACTCTTAAAGTTCCATTCATATCTGTAAAATTGCATATGTATTTTCCATTCTTAATTCTCACTCTCATCTTTTCCCTCCTTTGGTTTAATTTCTTAATAAGTCCCTTAGTCTTCTAAGAGACCTATAAAAAATTAAATTATTGTTATATTCGGGTTTATTATTCTAGTAGATTTAGAATAACCTACTGTGAACACTGTAAATTCCCCATTTTCAAATTCACAAGCTTTATGGAAGTACTCTTTAACTTCCTGTAACATATCTAATCTAGATACTTCTACACCTGTTTTGTAATTATTTTCAGCGTCATGTGCATAGTCATCAGTGTAGACATTTTTTCTAATTATTACAGTATCCTTATGCTTTAAAATATTTTCTACCTGTGTTTTTGTAAAGTGTCCAGATTTAGATTTTATTTTTAGCTCTCCTTCAAGTTCTTTAAAGAAAGGATTAAATACCTCATTCTTGTAAATCTCTCTAATTTTAAAATTAGATTTAAAAGCAAGGTATTCAACAAGCTCTATAACTGTTTTGCCTGCTTCTTCTATGATATTTTGAAGGACTAAAGCTGTATCAAGTTCTCCATCAAGAACTTTCACATATGCCATTCCAGAGCTTAGATCATATACTTTTAGAAGTTCTCTTTTACACTCTATCTTAAGTTCCTTATTCCCTTCTTTGATGTAGTTATCTCCCATCTGTACTTCTTTTAAACTGTTTATAATTCTTATCATATTTACCATCTCCCTTTGATGTTTTAGTTTTTTAGTTCTTAATTAGAGAGCTAAAGTTTTTAGCTATCCATTCAAAACTAAATTTTTTGCCTTGCTATGTTTTTTATAGTCTCGTGAATAGGCAGTTAAGCGAGACTGTTATTTTAAACCTTATAATTTCCGATAAAATCGGATAGAGTCTTTAAAAAAATATCTGGTGCTTTATAGTTTAATTATATCCGAAAAAATCGGAAAAGTCAATAAAAAATTTATTTTTTTAGATAAATAAAGTATAATTAAGTTAAAAGGATACGATAAAATCGGATTGAGAGGTGTGAAAATTTATGGAAAAACTATCAATTGTTTTAAAAAAATTGAGAGAAGATAAAAATTTAACAATAGAAGAACTTGCAAAGAAAGCTAATGTTGGAAAAGGAACTGTTGGAGATATTGAAACTGGAAAAAGTAAAAGCACAGTAAAAACTTTAAATAAAATATCTACAGCGCTATCTTTAGATAAAAAAGAAAAAGATAGGCTTTTTTCAGCTTTTTTAGGAAGAGAAGTAGGTGAAACAGAAGATGAAAGGATTGAGAATCTTACCAAGAGAGAAAGGTTGCAATATGATGATTTTATGAATGATGCAGTTTTGTATTTCCAAGATGAAAGGGTATCTGAAGAAGATAAGCAAAAGTTATTCGATTCATTGCAAGAAGCTTTCTTTGCAATAAAATTAGCAAATAAAAGAAAAAAATAATTTAAAGGTGAAAGATTATGAATATTCCATTAAGAGTAAAAAATCTTGTAAGAAAATATGAAACAAATGATCCTTTTAAATTATGTAAATATCTTGGGATACTTGTAATTTTTGATGATTTAGGAGATATAAAAGGATATTCGATAAAAAGATTAAGAAAAAAATTAATTTGTATAAATGAAAATATAAGTGATTTTTCTAAAAAGATTGTATGTGCCCATGAACTTGGACATTGTTTATATCATCAATTAGAAGATATTACTTTTTTAATAAACAATACTAGAATTATAAGAAAATCTTATCTAGAGGAAGAAGCGAATCAATTTGCAGCAGAACTTCTGTGTAAGGAACATTTAAATGAATATTATATAAGTACTGATATTGATATAGATATACTTGAAAAAATAAAATCTTTAAAAACTAACTAAAAAAGAGAATTACAAAAAACAAAAGGAACTAATTAAAGGTTCCTTTTTAAATTAAAAAAATTTTTTATTTACTTTTCCGATTCTTTCGGATATAATAAAATAAAGAGGTGATTATATGAAAGAAAAAGAAATTGCTAAAAAAATATATACTAAAATAGATATGGAAATTTTTGAAAAAAAATTAACATACAAAGAAGTGGCTGAAAATATAGGAACTTCAAATCAAAATTTTTCTGATCAAATGAATAATTTGAAAAAAGGCAAATTTATAACTTTAAGGAATTTATTAAAAATACAAAATTTCTTAGAAATAAAACTAATTGAATTTTATATTTAATTTTTTTCAAAATTATTTCCGATTTTTTCGGATAAAAGCAAAGAATTAATTGAGTGTAAGAGTGGAAAAGAAGGAGGTGAGAGAATGGAAAATGAAATGGAATTAAAATGTAAGGCTATATATTTAAGCTCTTTGTTTGAAAAATTATCACATTATGAAAGTTCAGATGGAGAATATGGAGACTTAGAAAAAATTATATTAAAAGAGTTAGAAGAATTCAGAAAATTGAAAGAAGAAAATAATTAAAAAAGTGGCATGTCTGCCACTTAAAATATCAATATACTTCTATGCTAACAATGTAATTGACATTCAGATGAATTGTTTTTTTGTCAGTTTCTAAAGTTATAAAATTATCTTTTTGATTTACAATAATACCTTGATATCTTCTTGCATTTTTTTCATCAATGATGTTACCAATAACAATAACTTTAATTTTTTTATCTTTGAATTCTTCATATAAATTCATTTTGTTCCTCCTTTCTTTTATAAATTGTAGTAGCAAATATATTATAACTTTTTGGAGGATTAAAGACAAGATTTTATCTTTATTGGAATACATCAAGCTGGTGTATTCTGACAAGGCTAAAAAAAATAAAAAATTTTATCTATAACAAAGCCTTGTAGAGCTATAAAGAAGACCTTTTAAAAAGAAAAAACCATAAAAAATAAGTTATGTTACCAACTTCTTTATAGCTCTATTATACTATTATATTTTTATTAAATTGGTGCTCTTGAGCTAACAGCCAAGGAACTGATAGCTTGAGGGTAGCAATAAAATGAAAATAAAGGGGTTCCTTGGCAAGAACTCCTGAAAGGAGGAATAAAATGAGAAGTATAAAAGTTAATGATTTAGATAGTATGTTATATTACCAAGTACCTAAATGGCTTATGGACTTGTTAATTGAAGGAAAAATATCTATAGGAGCTTTTAAAACTTATGTTCTTATGTATGAAAGGACTAGATTATCTGCTAGAAATAATTGGATAGATAAAAAAGGAGAAGTTTATATTAAATATTCCTATGATGAACTTATGGAAGATTTAAAAAGCAACAGTAAAACAACGGTATCAAATAATATAAAAGATTTAGAAAAAGTTGATCTGATTGACAAAGTAAGATGTTTTAGTTCAAGCAGTATTTATTACTTAAAGGTCAGAAGTACAGAAGATTGTACTAGTACAGAAAAGTGGACTGACAAAAGTACAGAAGACTGTACTAACAGTAGTATAGAAGTCTGTACTGACAGTAGTACAGAAAACCTGTACACTAGTAAGAATAACTATAATAAAAATAACTTAGAAAGAACTACTACTAACTTAGAAAGTAAAAATAAGATAGAGGAAATTCCAGAAAAAGAAAATAGTAGTAGTTCTTTAGAAATTTTAGAAAAAGAAAAAATAAGACAAATAAAATCTACTCTACAGATGCATGGAATAAGTGTAGCTACTTGTAAAAATATTATGGATCTTGTTTATTCCAAACATATAGACTTAGAAAGAATAAAAGCAGTATTAACAATAGCTCCATTAAAAAAATGGGAAGACGGAGCTATTTACAAAGCATTAAAAGAAAATTGGATTATAGAAAATAAAAAATCTGATATTTCTATAAAAACAAATACTGTTTTAGAAAAAAAGGCAAAAAAAGTAATAGAAAAAAATCTGGAAAATAAGGAGCAGAGAGATAAAACTATTGAAGAAAAAGAAAATTTGAAAAAAATTTTTGAAACTTTTCCAAAGCATGAAAGGAATTATATAGAACAGGAAGCTTTAAAATTAGCTTTAGAAAAGTACCATAAAAATATTGCACAGGTGATGGCTAGGACTGAAACTTTCTTTGATGTTTTAAAAGAATATCTTAGAAACAGAAAAATAAAAGAGGTGATTTGATTTGAGGTTTGGAATAAAATCAAAACTATTGAGAGTAAGAGAAAATGAAAAAATGAGTTCAAAATCTAAACTTGATATATTTTACATACTGATTGCTATTCTTGGAATAATATTTGGATTGGTTAATTTTTTTATTGATATGTCAATAAAATTTAAAATAATATCTTTTTTTAATAACTAGGAGGAAAAATGATAAAAGCAAGAGATAGAAGCCGTGATGAACTTAGAAAATTTTATACTTTTTTGAAAGAGGAAACAGGAGCTGAAGGAGTTCCTTCAAGAAGTTTGGGAAGCAAAGAAGAATGTTTAAAAGCTATAAGAGAAATCATGAAAGAAAATAAAAATACTTTTCTCCAAAATTGGAGGAAAGCAGCAGATAAAAATATGGAACTTGCATATGAAATTAGTGAGTTAAAAATAGAACTGGAAGCTTTAAAAAATAAAAAATGGTATCAGTTCTGGAAAAGATAAATGGTATTAATTATTATAATTGTTATAGGAGTAATGTATATAACTTTAAAAAAAATAGATAAATTTATTGAGGAGGAAAAGGACAAATGGGGTTGGGAGCAATATCAGCAATACTGATATTAATTGTTTTAGAACAATGGTCAGAATTGAAAAAAGTGAAAGAGAATATTTTTGAATTAGATACTAAAATTTTTCTATATAAAACATATTGTCAAGTTCAAGATGAAAATATAGGGAAATTAAAAATAAAATGTGCAGCTCTAAAAGAAAGAAGAAAAAATAAAAAGAAATATAGAGTAATTAGGAGAGTGAAAAGATAATGCCTATAAAAGAAACTCAAATACAAACTGCTATTATAAATCTATTAGCTGTGTATGAAAATCAAGGAAAATTATTCTTTAATAGAACTAATAATATTCCACCAGTAAATAAGGATAGAGAAACAGGAAAAATACTAAGTTTTAGAAAACTTCCTCTAGGAGCAAAGAGAGGAATACCAGATATATGGGTTATTATAAATGGTAAAACAATAGGGCTAGAAGTAAAAACTGCAACTGGGACTCAAAGTGCTTCTCAAAAGGAAATAGAAAAAAGATTTAAAAAGAATGGGGCTGAATACTATATTGTACGGTCAGTGGAAGAAGTAAAAAAGATACTAGCTTTATAAAGAGAGCTGAAAATATTGGGGGGATATTCTAAATGAACTTTAATGATTTTTTACATAATGACTCAATATTTTCACATCGAGAGGAAAGTGAGTTAGTAACAGCTAAAAAGAAAATAAAAGATTTTTTTCTTAAAAATATATTAGAAATAAATCTAAGTAAGAGAGAAAAAGAAATTTATACCATGAAATATAAAAAGAATCTTACTCATACAGAAATAGCAAATAAATTAAAAATATCAAGGAAAACAAGCAGAAATATTTTATGCAAAGCAAATCAGAAAATTAATAAAATAACTAATAATTTTAAGGAGAATAATGAAAGGACAACTTGATGATGATGAGAAAATAAAGATTATATATAATTCTCTTGAAGATATAGAAGAACTTGAATTTTATGATATTCAAGACAAAATAAATTTCAATAAATATATGTTATATTTAAACTGCCTTGAGGTTGAAAATAAAATATCAATAAAAATATATCATAATTACCTTAATAAAATAAGAAAAATAATTATTAAAAAACTTTCTTTAATATGATAAAAGATGAAGTGAAATAAGTATGAATTCAAGACTAAGCCTATTGACTTAGTCTTTTTTTATAGTATACTTTTTATATAAAGAGAAAAGGAGGAATAATTAATGATATCAGTAATTGTAGGTGGTATGAGTGCCATCTTAACAGTAAGAGAAGCTTATAAACTTGGAAAAGAAATGATAAATAATTTTACTAAAATGACATGGGGAGAAATTATAAGAAGAACTACTTCTTCGTCATTAAAAGAATTAACTGAAGAAAAAATAGAAGATATAATTTTTTTATTAAATGATGAAGAAAACTTAAAAAAAATGGAAGAATATTTTAAAAAATGTTCATCATATGAGCTAGAAGAAGTTATGAAAGATTATATTTATTTAGCTACTTTTACACTAAAAATAGATTTAAAAGATAATGAAAGAAAAGAATTTGCAGATTTATTTTTTGAAATTTTTTGTTCTTACATTAAAAAAGAAAATCAGGAAATGTATGATAAACTTATAATGAATAAAAAATTAAATGAATTATTAAAGGATAAAATAAGATATAAAACTTTAAAAAAAGAAGAAGATACTTTACAAGATAATACTCAATTCCCTTTTGAAAAGATTAATCTTGATTTTTTTGATTATGAAGATGAAGAGTTTTCAAAAAATTTAAAAGAAAAAATTGAAAATAATGAAAAAACAATATACATAGAAGGAAGTTCGAAAGAAGAAGCATATTATTGTGTTCTTTCAGAATTAAAAAGAATGGAAAAACAAGATAGAAAAGTCTATATAATTACTGAAAGAGAAGAATGGGATAAATGTGATGAAGAAATTAAAGATGCAATACTAATTCCTTATTTTTATTCAAATGAAATATTTCCAATAAAAGATAATATAAATATATTTATATTTGGTAGATATGAGAATTGTTCTAAAAGAAACAAAATTATTTTAAAAAGAAGACTAATAAAAAATTTGCAAAAAAAATTAGAAGAATTCTATGTTGGTAATAAAAGTCAATATATATATAATTTAATAAAAAGAACCAATGGGATTTTTTCAAATTTAAAAAGAATTATTTTGAATGCATATTTTGAACCAAAATGGCTTGAAAAAGTTAATAATTTTGATTTTGACATTGTGGAAAAAGCTTTATTTTTAGGAGAATGGACAGAAAAGGATAAAGAAAATGTTGCTTCATTAATAGAAATGGATTACGATCTTTTCATAAAAAAAATACATTCATTAATTATTTTAGAAGATCCATTTTTAATAAAAATAGAAACATTTAATCCTAAATACAAATTAGCAAATTCGGAAGAAGCTTGGGGTTATTTAGGAGACAAAGTTTTGTCTGCAGATTGGGAAAAGTATAGAAAGAAGATAATAAATATTCTTTCAGAAATTGATGACTTATATAAAGAAGAATTAAAAATGGATTTTTTGATTGAAAAAGATGGTCAAAGAAAATATTCAAAAGAATTAAAAAATGGACTGTTAAAAAGTTTAATTTTATATAAAAATGTTAGAGTAAGTTCAGTAATGGTAAACTTTTTAGAGTTTGATAATGCTATTGAGAGTATTTTTGATAACATTATTAATAGCAAGATTATACCAATTAATAAATGGGCATATATAAGTGAACATATTTTACTTATGTGTGAAATAGCACCTTCTGTTGTTATGGAAAAACTAGAAAATGAATTAGAGGAAAACACTGGTCTTTTAGATATTATGAAAGCAGGTGAAGATTACAATTTTTTTGGAAGTAATTATTATGTTAATTTTCTTTGGGCAATAGAATATTTATTACAATATGAAGAAACTGCAATAAAAGCAATTGATTGGCTTTTATCAATAAATGATAAAAATATTAAATATTCAATGTCTAACAGTCCACAAGGTACCTTAAAGTATGTTTTTAATACTTGGCGTAATGAAGTGTTTTTAACAACTGATGAAAAGATAGTATTAGCAGAAAAAGCAATAAAGAATTATAAAAAAGGATGGGAAATAATAAGTAATGAATTACCTAAAAATGGAGATATTATAGTTGGAGAATTGGCAAAACCAGTATATTCCAAATATATTGATGATATTCCCCCCATTGATACTAAAAAAATAGTAGAAAATTATATGAGACTTTGTATCGAAAACTTAGATAAGGATATAGAAAAAGTAATAAAATTACTAGATTTTCTTCAATATATTTATTACTTCAGACTTTTAGAAAAAGTGATTATTATTTTAGAAAAGATGGTTATAGAATGGGATGATGAAAAAAGAGAAAAACTTAAATTTAAATTAAGGAATATTATATTTAAATATAGATATTATGAACGGCAAGAAATTCCTTCAGAAGTAATAGACAAAATAAATGATTTACATGATAAAATTACTTTTGATAACTCAATTTGGGGTTTTGTATTTTTATTTAGAGGTACACAAGGTTCATTTCCATTATTGGAACCTATACCATTAAGTAATAAAGAACATCGTGAAGAAAATGAAAAAAAAGTAACAGCAATAGTAGAACAAGAATTTAGAAAATTTAAAGAAACAGAACATGACTTTATAGAATTATTATCAATAAAAGCTGTGGAAAATTTTTATTTATTTGGAAAATATATTGCTGAATTTTATTCTGCAAATAAATATAATGAAGATGTGTGTAAAAAAGTTTTAAATACTAAAAATGAGATAATAATTTTGGCATATGTAGAAAAAATATTTAAAGTGTCTGGAAATGAAGAATTAATTAAAATTATAAATTTGGCATTTTCTTTAGAGGAAGATAAAAAATTAATTATAAAGATTATTGCTAAACAAGTATTAGATAAAACTAGTCAAAAAAATTATCCAATAATAGATGAACTAAGCGAAGATGTACAAGAAATATATTGGGAAAATAATAGTATTAATTTTAGTAAAAATAAAGAAACAATAACATATGTTATAGAAAAATGTATAAAATATGGAAATGAAAATGTGTTTGAATATTTAGCAGAGGAGACCAGATTTATCTTAGCAGAAGAGTATTTAGATTATTTAACTAAAATAATGGATAAAAATAATATTAGTATAAGAAATATTTCACTTGTTGAGTATTATGTTGAAGAAATATTTAATAAAATATATGAAAAGTTTTATAGGAATAATGAAGATATTGAAATATATAGAAAAATAGCAAAAGTAGAATTATATTATAGAGGAATACTATCATGGGATAAATTAAAGTGTTTTGTATATCTGTTAAAAAAAGAACCAAATTATTATGCTGCAATGATAAATATTGTTTATAAACATGAAGAAGAAAAAGAATTAACTGTTGAGGAACAAAAGTCTGCAAAAAGTTTATTTGGGTTTTATTATGACATAAAATTTTGCCCCTGTACACATAAAACAAATAATATAAATGAAATTGAATTGGAAGAGTGGGTAAATGAGTTTGAGAAATTACTGGAAGGACAAAAACAAAAAAAATTGTTAGGAATGGAATTAGGAAAATTGTTTGCATTCTCACCTCAAGGAAATGATGGATTCTATCCGCATGAATCAGTAAGAAAAATAATTGAAAAATTAAAAGATCAAGAATTGAAAAAAAGCTATATAATTACTATTTTAAATAAAAGAGGTATCTATTCTCCTGATGCAGGAATAACTGAAAAAAAATTATCAGAGGAATATAAAAAGAATGCAAAAGGGTTAAAATTTTATCCTTTTACTGCTAGTATCTATAACGAAATAAGTAAAGACTATATGTTACACTCTCAAAATGAAAGAAGGAGGGCTGAACATGGAGTCTAATTCATTTTATCCATATATTGTAGAAAAACGCCTTAAAAGTAAGGAGGGTGGGCAGGGTTCTATTTATCTTGCTTATCTTGAAGATAATATTCAAGTAAAATATATAATAAAACAATGTAAAATAAAATGTTATAAAAAGTGTAATTGTAAAAGGGATTGTTATAAAACAGATTGTGATATAGCAGTTAAAGCAGTTCAAAGATTTAAAAATGAAATAACAGTTACAGAGGAATTAAAAGATATTGAAGGGATAATAAAAATTAAAGATTATAATTTAGAAAAAATGTGGTATGCAATGCCGCTTCTTCAAGAAACTGATATTTTATTTGAAAAACAAACTGATTTAAATATAAAAATAAATTTTTTAATAAAATTAGGTAGAATAATTTTAGAAGTACATAAAAGAGGCTTTGCTCACAGAGATATAAAGCCTGGAAATCTTCTATTAAATGAAGGTGAAATTGTATTAACTGACTTTGGAATTGTATGGGAAATAGATAAAAAATCAATTACTAAAGAAAATGAAAAGATAGGTCCATATTCTTTTATGGCTCCTGAAATGTTTTCATATGTAAATGAAAAACGAGAATTAAGACCAGCAGATATTTTTTCTTTTGCTCAAGTTGCTTATTGTATGGTTTATTGTAAAAAATATGGATCTGGAACTACTCTTATTAGGGAAGAATTTGAAGATAAAGAAGAGGACATAGTAATGGAACCATTTTTTCAATTTTTAGAAGAAGCAACTCAGATAAATCCAGCAAAAAGATTAAAGATGGAAAAATGTTTATGTCTTTTAAATGAATTTTTTAAAATTTTAGTTTGTGATGATGAAACCATAAAAAACTGGGAAATTAAAAAGCTTGAAAGAGAAATAATGACTGACTATGAACCCGATGGAAGAATTTATTGTGAATTAATTAAAATTAGTTTAATTGTCAAAAAATTGTCAAAAAATTATAGTCTTTTTATAAATGATAACAAAAGTATTGGAATTGTTCATGATTGCATTACTCAAGGAGAAGGAATTCAAATTATATATAAAACTTTCAATAAAGAAAAAAGTTTGATGTGTTTTCCTAAAATGTTAGAAATTAGAAAAGATTGTGATGATAATTTATCATATTCTTTAAAAATAAATAAAATAGATAAAAAAATTACTAAATACGCTGAATATAGTGAATATTCTGAAAGTATAAATATTTTTGAAGATAAGGAAAATCAGATTTATTTATTAACTGAAGATGCAGTAATAGATTTTATTAAAAAAATATAAAGAAATGTCCCATGTTTTTGTGGGACATTTTTTTATATATAGGAATTAAATTTTAAAAGGAGGAATGCATGAGAAGAAAAGTAAAAATAAAATCTATTCAATTAAGTGAATTAAAACCATATAAAAATAATTCTAAAATTCATACTCCAGAGCAAATAGAAGATATTAAAAAGAGTATAGATACTTTTTCATATTTAGTTCCAATAGTTATAGATGAAAATAATATGATACTTTCTGGTCATGGAAGATATGAAGCATTAAAACTAAACGGAAATTTAGATGAATACATAGATTGTATTGTAAAAGAAGGACTAACAGAAGCTCAAAAAAAGAAGTTTATTATATCTGATAATGCAATAAATCAAAAGACTGGATTTGATAGAGAAATATTAAAAAATGAATTTATTGACCTTGGTTTGATGGAAGATATAGGAGAAGGAATAATCGGGCTAGATGAAAATTATATAAATGACATTTTAAAACTTGGAGAAGAAGAGGAAGAAGAAAATGGAGACTTTGAACTTGATGATGTAGAAAAAACAGTTACATTAAGATGTCCTGAATGTGGGTATATAGCTGTCAGGGATAATTTTACAAAGGGGTAGAACAGAATGAGTAAAGCAAGAGCAAGGGACCCAACAACTGAGGATAAAGAGAAAAAATATAAAGCCTTTGTGATGTGGATAGAAGCAGGAGGAAAAAGTTCTCCCAAAGGAACATTGACTAAAATTGCAGATGTTCTTGGAGTGACATCAGGAACAGTCAGAGGGTGGAAAAGTAAAGGGAATTGGGAACAAAAAGAAACAGATAACTGCAACGTTGCAAAAGATGGGAGCGTTGCAAGTGGTTCTGTTGGAAATGTAAATAAAGAAGAAGTAACCAAACTCACAAAAATGGCAGAAGCAAACAATATGTATCTAGCTGGAAACAATGCAAATAAAATTGCTAAAAAATTGGGGGTAAAATCTTCAACTGTGAATTGGTGGATTTCAAAATATAAGTGGGTAGAAGCCAAAGAAAGACTACTCATAAAAGTAACAGAAAAACTTTATCAAAAACATAAAAGAGATAGATTTAAAGAAAGAGAATCATCATATAGATATGCTGCTTTAATTAGAGGTTTAGCGATTCAGAAAATAACTGGTAAAGAATTTACTGTAAATGATGATAACAAAAAGATTCGTTTGCCAAGAATAACTGGAAAAGTTTTGGCAGCCGAAATGAGTGCTTTATCTATGGCCATAAAAATCATAGAAGATACTAACAAATTTCAAGATAAATTGCTGGGAATAAAAGATGGAAATACTCTAATAGAAAATATTGGAGAAACTTATAGAAATGAAATGAAAGAAATATTTGAAAGAGAAAAATTTGCACTTAATGCAGAATTAAAATTGCTAGAAATAGAAAGCAAGGATAATGGTGGGGATAATTCTAATTCAAATAGCAAAGAAACGGAAGAGCTTGAAAAAGAGTTAGATAGTTGGGTAGAAGAGGTATGGAAGAAATGAGAGTGACTTTTCAAACTACACATCAAAAATTAAAACAAGTACTTGAAAAAAAGAGAGCTCAAAAAAGAGCTCAGGCAATAATGGATATTTTTAACATGATAGAACCATCTACAAAACAGAAGAAAGTCTTTACATGGTGGAGAGATAAAAGCCCAGTAAAAGATAAAACCGGGATAATTTGTGATGGAAGTATCAGAAGTGGGAAAACCTTGTGTGTATCATCAAGTTTTATTGATTGGAGTATGTCATCATTTAACAATAAGAATTTTGCTCTTTGTGGGAAAACTATTGGAACTTTTAGGAGAAACATTGTAAAAGATTTAAAAACAATAGCAAAGACAAAAGGGTATAAGGTAAAAGACAAGAGATCGGAAAATGTTTTAGTTATAAGCAAGGGAGATACTGTTAATTATTATTATATTTTCGGTGGAAAAGATGAAAGTTCACAAGACCTTATACAAGGGATAACACTTGCTGGGGCTTATCTTGATGAAGTTGTTTTAATGCCAAAGTCTTTTGTAGACCAATGTCTAGCTAGATGTTCTGTAGAAAATTCTAAGTATTGGTTTACATGTAACCCTGGTTCTCCACATCATTATTTTAAGATTGATTTTATAGATAAAGCAGAAGAAAAAAACTTTCTTTATCTTCATTTTGATATGAATGATAATCCTACACTTTCTGAAAATAAAAAATCTCAATATAGGAGCTTATATACAGGAACTTTTTATCAAAGATATATTTCTGGATTATGGGTAGCAGCTGAAGGACTTATTTATCAAATATCAGAAAAGAATTTGATAGATGAAAAAGATATACCTAAATGTAGCAAGTATTACATAGCTGGAGACTATGGAACTTATAACCCAATGGCTTGGGGATTTTATGGTGTAAATGGTACTGGAGAAAACAAAGAAGTATATAAAATAGCTGAATATCATCATTCTGGAAGAGAAAGTCAGAGCCCTATGTCTGATGAAGAGTATACAAATGATTTTTTAAAATGGAAAGAGAAGCTTGAAAAGAAATATAGAGAAGTGGATAAAATTACTTTTGACCCTTCAGCAGCTTCTTTTATAACTGCTTTGAAAAAGAAAGGAATAAAAGTTAAGAGAGCAAAAAATGCTGTCAAGGGAGAAAAAGACAGTATAGCTGGAATACCACTTATTCAATCATATATCAGTCTAGGGAAATATAAAATTTGTAAAAAATGTAAGGAAACAATCAAAGAATTTTATTCATACCTATGGAATGAAAAAAGAGCAGATAAAGGAGAAGAGGAACCAATAAAAGAAAATGATCATCACATGGATGCTGACAGATATTTCTTTAATACATTTGTAGGTTATAGAAGAATTGTACCAGAAGATTATAGGTATATTGGAGGTGATTGATATTGCAAAAGCTAAAAATATAAAAAAAGAAATGATTTTTTCTGTGGTTTCAAAGCTCTTTAGAGAGAAAGGAGCAACAGAAGAAACTATGTCAAATGAAATAGTAAATAAAATTATAAAAGATGTGGATATTTCGTCTGCACTTCAAAAACTTGAAAGAGCAGTAGCAGGAAGAAAAATAACTCCAACAGCTAAAAAACCAGAATTGATGAAACTTGAAGGTGAAATTCAAGAAAGATTTTCAGGGATAAAATTTAATAGAATTGTGAATCATTTAATAACAGCTAGATATTATGGTTATAGCTGTTTTGAGATAGTATATAATCAAGATTTTAGTATAGATACACTGGTTCCCATTCCATATGATTATATTACATATTCTGATAAAAAATGGAAAATAAAAATTGGAACTGATGAGATTGAACTTAATAGAGATAAGTTTTTATTAAATATTCACAAATGGAATCCTTCAAAAGTTAAGGGAACTAGCATATTTGAGAGTTGTCATATAACATTTTTAGATAAAGAAATGTATAGGAAACAATTAAGGGGATTAGCAGCCGAATATGGAGATATCATAATTGTTTACCCATATGATGTAAATATGGATAAAAAAGCAAAGGAAGACCTTAGACAAAATATAGAAACATTGCATAATAAAAAAAGTATTGGTGTTCCAGTAGCAGATTTAGAAGAAAATAACTTTGATTTAAGCAAAGTAGTACAGTTTATAAAACTTTCAGATTTGGATCCTAAGATATATACAGAACTTGAAGATAGGGAAAAAGAAAAGCTAGTACAAAATATATTAGGATCTACTTTAACGATGGATAATGGAGGAGGAACAGGGTCATATAGTTTAGGAGAAGTTCATAAAGTGGGATTTGATGAAGTAGTGGAAGAGATATGTAAATTTGTTACAGATTCATTATTTCAATTATTGGAGATAGATGCAAAATACCACGGCTATAATCCTAAAGACTTTGAATTTATTTTAGAAAAAGTATTTACAGATGAAGAAAAAGTAGCTCAAGAAAAGGAACAGGAAGGACTTAAAACAATTAAACTTGATAATTTACAAAAGTTATCAAGCATAGGGTATAAAGTTACACCAGAATATATCTCAGAACAATTAGGAATTGATTTAAATTATATTGTTGAAAAACCTATTGTACAGCCATTTAATATAGCAAATACTATTGGCCAAGAATTTTCAAATGTAGATAATCAACTTTTTAATACTGTAGAAGCATATAAGCAATTTGAAGAATACTTAAAAAAAAAATTAGATGATTTTTCGTTTGATGTAAGAACACAAATAATTGAAAAGCTTGAAAAGATGAAAGAGGGAGAAGAGTTTATATTTGATATAGACTTTAAAACCTTAGAAGATGATTTAATATTATCTCAAATCAAATCTTTTACTAATTCAAGAAGTATTCTTTATGGCCAGCCCATAAAAGAATTTAATCCATTTTCCATGAAATTTGAAGAGGCTATTCAAACTTTTTTAGATAAAACTCCAATTTTATATGAAACTATTGAATCTATAAGTGAAGAAATAAGAAGTAATTTTATTTGGATAAAGAAAAGTACAGACTTGGAAATTACTACTAAACTTTTTGACAATATGAAAAAAAGCCTTGAAAATGGAGGAACATTTAAAGAATGGTTAAATGATAGTTCTGAATTGGTAAATAAATTAGGGTTAGGAGAACAAGCTTATTATTTAGAGAATGTATATCGGACAAATATGTTTACTCAATACAGTATAGGAAACTATAAACAAATGATTGATGTAACAGAAGAATTTCCATATTGGGAATATCATGCTATTGAAGATAACAGAACCTCTCTTATATGCAAAAGATTGAATGGGGTTATCTATAGATATGATGATTCATTTTGGAGTGTGTATTATCCACCTAATCATTTTCAGTGTCGTTCAACTGTTTTAGCTCGTAGTAAATCTGATATGAAGCGTTTAGGCTTAAAGGTAAGTAAGACTTCGATTGAAAATGATGAGGTCTTAAAAGGTCAATTAGGAAGTTTTGGAGGAAATCCAGCAAAAGTATATTGGGACAATATAAAAGCTTGTATTGAGAATAAGCAAGGGATATTTATATGGGAGTAAAAGTTACTAGCAATATAAAAAAAAGATTAAAACAAATTATTAAAAATTGTAAAAAACTTAAAGTACCTATGTCTATAATAGCTACTGATATGAAAAATGAAACTTTACGAAACTTTGATGAACAGCACAGCTATGATGGAGAGAATTGGAAAAAGTCCAGTAGAGCAAAAAAACAAGGTGGAAAAACTTTACAGAACACAGGAAGACTTTATAATAGTTTTAATATGAAGTATTCTGGAAATTATGCAAGAGTAGGAACCAATGTTAAATATGCTAGGGCATTAAATCAAGGAGTAGAAAAAGGAGCATATGGGAAAAGAAAAGTATACATAAAACCATATTATAGAAGAATTTATAGACTTACTAAAAGAGGTAAAAAGAGTAAAAAATCTTCTAAGATAAAAGTGAAAGGACATAATAGAGAAATAAATATTCCTTGGGGAGAAATCCAAGCATATAGATATTTAGGAATAAGTGAAGATATGCAAATAAGGTATAGAGAAATTTTATTAAAATATATTTTAAGGAGGTAATAAATGCCTAAGAGAATTTTTAAAGCTGGAAATTATGGAACAAAAGGTAACTATACAATAGATAAATTGAAAAGCTGGATAGGAAAAGAATTTTGTATAACCGCAGGGCATGTAGGAGATTGGAAAAATGCTGGTTATCCAATAACAGCTATTCCTGTTGCTGGGAATTGTAAAGCTACTGGAGTAGATAATGAAGGGTTTCTGCTAGGAGAATTTACATATAATTCATTTGGAGAAGAAATAAAAGATAAATATCCAAATTTAAGTCTTGGTATAGCAGAAAATGGAGAACCTAATCATTTAGCTATATTAGGATATGCTCCTCCACATTTAAAAGACTTAGATAAATCATTTTCTGAGTTTGCTACGGATTTTACAGGAGCAGAAGAAATTAAAACAATAGAATTTTCAGATGGAGAAACAGCACAAAGTATTATTGATAAAGCTGTTGAAGATATTGGAAAAATAAATTTAAATGAATCTGCAAATTTTGAAGCTTTGCAAGATATTATTTGGGAGAAAACAGACTTAAAAAGAAGTGTGGAAAGATTAAAAAAAGAAGGTTATATAGTGGAGAAAACATCAGAATTTTCATCTGAAACATTAAAAAGTATAGCTGATACACTAGGAATGATACTTTCTCCTAAACAGCTAACAGAACTAACTCCACAACAGATTTATGCTAAAGCTAAAGCAGAGTTTGCAAGAGAGAATGAAAGGGAAGAAACTAAGAAGAAAATTGTTTCAATGTTTCCACCAGTATTACATAAAGTTTTGGAATTTGCAATAGATAAAGCTTATGAAGAAGAGGAATATAACCATATAATTGAATTTTCTGAAACAGATAAATCAAGTATGGCAGCAATATTAAAAGAGTTTTCTGATAAAGATAGTCCTTTTGAGAAACTATTTAAAAATATAACTGAAAATAAAGAATTTTCTAAAGAAGAATATGATCCAATTGCAGATGCTAAACAAACAGCAGAAATAGGAGGTATATAAAATGGCAAGTTTTACAAGAGAAGAAAAGCAAGTTGAAAGAAGTTTTAAAAGATTACAGCCAGATATGAGGGTAATACTAGGAGCAGGAGAAATAAAACATTTGCAACCTCTTGCGCAAGATAAAACAGATGGGAAATTTTATGCTTATGTTTCTGGAGATGCCAATAAAGGTGTTATAACTGGGCTATATACAGGAGAAACAATAACGGCAGAAGATGGAACAATAGGTTATATAACAACACAAGCATTGATACCTATTGAGGATATTCAAGGTATTTCATGGGAAAGTGATTTTACAGCTTTATCACAATTGAAGTTATCTGGAATTATTATCTCAACACTAATTGAAGGAACTAAGGAGGCTTAATTATTATGGACAAAAGAATGATATATTTAATTTCACTTATTGCGGAACTCTCTCAAAAAATTGATATACCAAAAGTATATTCTAATAAATTTAAGGCATCAGGAAATAATTATTTATCTCCTACAGAAAAAATAAGAATTGAGGATTTAACAAATCATTTTGTTACTGCTGGAATAGTTGGGAGAAGTGAAGTCCTTCCTATTATTGGGAGAGATGGATATGTAATTACAGAATTTGAACCAGATGTAATAGGAGCTCAATCTCCATATTCTGCAAGTGATTTGACATTACTACAAGCTGGAATTCCAATGTTTACAGCAACAGGAACTGAAATACCAACAATAAAACAACTAGAAAATAAATATGGAAGAATTTTGGCTGCTGCTATAGGTAATAGATTTGAAAAACAATGTGCAGAAGTTTATTTAAAAGGAACTTACACAGATAAAGATGGAAAAATATTAAATGTTGGAGTTATTAAAAATACAGATATTACTTTCACAGCAAATACCATCTATTCAGATGAAATTTTAAAATTAATGCTTTCATATCAGAAAAAATTTGGTTTTTTCCCTACTGTAGAAGTTGGAGAAACAATATTTAATGCTTTAAAAAATGAAGCAAATAATACAAGACAGAATATTAATGGGGTTAAATTTGTATTTGGGGAAGTTCCATATCTTGAAATTGGACAGAAAAAAATAGAGATCTTATGTGATGGAAAAGATACAAAAGATAATGTAATAGATACTAAAAATTTGATAATTTTATCAACTCCTAGAAACCTAGCTGTTGGATATGGTTGTCTAACTTATGGAGATATAAAAGCTAATGAAAGTAGATTAGTAAGAGCTGAAATTGCTGCTGGGGATACAGCAGTTGAAGCTACATCAGGAAGTAAAGGACTTTGGGCTAAATCAGCACCTATGCCTATATTATTAACTACAGAAAAATTTAAAAGATATAAAGTTAAAATTACAGCATAATTTATGAGGGGATATTTTCCCCTCTTTATATAGGAGAAGTTATGGAAAATGTGAAAAAAATTCCTAAAATTACAATAAATTATTTTGAAGAAGTTTATATAAGTCATGTTTTAGATACTTTAAGAATAGATAGAAACGAATTTGAAAAAAATCTAAATAGTGATGAAATAACATCTTTAAATAAAAAGGCAGAAAGATATATTACAACATATTTAAAAAATAGAACTGATAATTTAACTGAGGATAACTGGATGTCAGCAAAAGAACTGTACATTCAATGGAAACTTTTTGAAGGAATAGAACTTGAAAAAGAAAGTATAGATAAAAAAGAAAGTCTTATTGAACTTCTTGAATTATTTAGAAATGAAGTTATTGAGCTTGAAGAAGATAGTATAAGTAAGAAAAAGGAAGCTTCTAGTCTATATTTAGTAGGAGGAAAGAAAAAATGTCATTATTGGTAAAAAAAAGGCTCGAATATTTTAAAGAAAATTTTGAAAAGCTAGAAAGTCGAGCGAAAGAGAAATGGAGAGTATTTTATCAAGATGAACTTATAGATGAAGAATTACTACAAGCTAATACAATTTATTTTGTAATAACAGGAGAAGAGGAAAAAAAGAAACAGAAAAATATTGATTTTTCTATTTTCTATTGTAGAAGCAAAAGGAAAGATGAATTGCTGGATTTTTCTCAAGAAGTTAAAGAATTTATTAAATATTTGAGAAAAGAATTTGAGACAAATAATTTTATCTGTATTGATAATTCTTATAAAATTTCTTATTCAAGTACAGAAAAAAATACTTTGAGGTTAGCTGAAATTCAATGTTCTTATGATTGTACTAAAGAGATTCTAGATGAAGAAAAATTTATGAATATGGAAGAATTGAAAAATAAAATAATACTAGATTAAAAGGAGGAATAAAGATGGGAGCACTTAATGGAAAATGTAAATTCCAATTAGATTTTATAGAAAGAGCTTCAGTTGCTGTGACTAAAAGTATTAGAGGTGTACTAGGAGTATTACTTTTTGATTCCACTAAAGATGATTTTACTAAAAAAGAATATTATTCAGCTACAGAAATAGATGAAAAAGATTATACTATTGAAAATTTTAGAGCTCTTAAAGCAATGGCTTTTAGAGGAAATGCTTTTAAAGTGATAATTTATAAAGCAACAAAAGACAATGTTTCAGAAGTTTTGAAACAGGTTAAACTTGATGAACCAAATTACTTTTGTTGTCCATTCACTGAGGGAGAAGATAAACCAGACACTTTAAAAACAGATTTAGAAAGCTGGATAAATTCAATAAGAAATGTAGAAACAATAAAATTAGGAAATGATACATCAACAATAAAATTAGTAATATCGTCATCAGCTAAGCCAGATAAACCATGGATAATAGATTATGATTCAAGGCAAAAATCACATACAATAGTAGATTTTGAAGAAAAAGCTTATACAGCTCAAGAATATACACTATGTATTGCTTCTATGTGTGCAGGTGTAGCCTTAAATTCTTCTATTACAAATATGGAACAATCTTGGTTAAAAAGTTTTATAACTGAAGTAGATGATGAAAATACAGCGATAGGAGAAGGTAAACTTTTAACTTCTTTTGATGGAAGTAAATATGTAATTTTAAGAGGGATAACTTCTTTTACAACTGCCACTGATACACAAAATAGAAGTTTTTCAAAAATTAGAAAAATGGAAATAATGGATTTACATCAGAAAGATATAAGGAATGTATTTAATACTAGTTATAGAGGTAAATTTCAAAATATTTATTCTAATAAATTATTATTTTTAGCAGCTGTAAATGCTTATCTTTTAACATTTACAAAAGCTGGTCAATTAGACCCAGCAAATGAAAATAAAATGAAGATTGATATTGAAGCTACAAGAGAGTGGATTATTGGAAAGGGAACTTTTAATGGAAAACCTATAAGTGAAGAAGAAGGGAAAAAATTAACTGAATATCAATTACTAAGAGCAAATACAGATGATATTTTATTTGCTCATATCCCAGACTATAAGCCTACAGATGTAATGGAAGATTTCCAAGGACAAGCAATTTTATAATTTTAAAAGGAGTGTGAAAATATGGCATTTAATTTTAAGCCAGGGGATGTAGTAAATGGAAGTTTTGGAAAATTATATATGGATGGAAGAGAAGTGGCAGAAATATCTGAATTTACTGGAGAACTTAATCTTGAAAGTAAAGATGTAAAGCTAGCAAATGGGGAAACTGGAAAGAAAAATGTAGGTTCTTCATTGGAAATTACTATAAAATTACAAAAAGTTTTTTCAAAAGAATTAGAAATTTTAAAAAATGTTCAACAAGGAAAACTAAATGTTTATTGTGATTTAAATATTCAAGTAGATGATCCAGACGCACAAGGGGCGGAAGCAATATCTATAACAGATTGTTTATTTACTGATAAAGTAAGCATTTTATCTTTTCAAAAAGGAGAACTTTTGGAGAGAGAATTTACTCTATCAGCTTTACCATCTAATTCTAATGTATTGGAAAGCATAGAAGATATTTAATTTAAAAAGGAGAATAAAATGGAAATAAAAGCACTTATTGATAAAGCAGAGATATTAAAAAATAAAAAAGAAGATAGGACTAATATTAAAATAGAAATATATAGATTTAAAAAATTAGGTTTTAATGATCCTTATGTAATTTTAGAAAGACCAACACTGACAACTGTTATAGCAGCTCAAGAGCATAAAAGTGAATATTACCAGCTTTGTGAGAGCATGAAAACACCAGATTTATCAAATAAAGATTTATTGAAAGCCTTTAATGTTAATAATAAAACAGCATTATTAAAGAAAATATTTACAGATGAAGAAATTCAAGAAATGGTATTACATTTAGGAAAAATAGTCCTAGAAACAAGAAAAACAAAAATAATAGCTGATATAAAAAACTCATAAAGATAGATTCAGATTTATATAGAATCTATCTTTGGCAGAAAAAAGGATATAAAGTTTTTAAAAATACACTTTTAGAACTAGATATAATAGAACAGGCTTTTTTAGATGCCTGTTTTCTATTAGAAGCAGAAGAAAAAAATAAATAACAAATAAGGAGGTGAAAAATGCCAGAAAAAGACTATATTGAAATCGTCGCTTTAGTTCAAGGAACAGAAAAAATACAAAGAATAGATGGAATAATTTCTGAGTTAATGAGTAGAGCCAAGACTGCTGGAGTAAATGTTGATGATTTTGCAGAAGAATTAAAAGAACTTGCTAGTGAAAGTGAAAATGCTAGTGATGGAATGGGAAATTTTAATGAAGAATTAGAAATAGGCGCAGAAAGGTCAAGAGAAGCTGAAAATTCATACAATAAACTTATTGCTAAAATGAAAAAGATAGCTGGAATAGCAGCAATAGGAATGGGAATAAAAAAATCTATTAATATTTTTTCAGCTTTTGATGATGTAGCGAGAAAAGTACAAGCCACAACTGGAGCAGATGCAGAAAGTATGGAATTGTTGAGATTTCAAGCTAAAGAACTGGGGAGAACTACTAGTTGGAGCGCAAGTCAAGCAGCGGAAGCACAGTTTGAATTTGCTAAAGCTGGATTTAATAACAATGAGATTTTATCAGCTACTGGAGGAATACTGAACATAGCAACAGCAGCACAATTAGGACTAGCAGAAGCTACTGCAATTACTGCGGGGGTTCTTAGAATGTTTAAAATGAATGCTAGTGAAAGTAATAAAGTAGGAGATATTTTAGCTAAGACAGCCAATAGCACCTCTACAGATATACAAGGACTAGGAGAATCACTTAAATATGCTGGAAAAGATGCATATGATTTTAAAATGTCATTGGCTGAAACATCAGCAATTTTAGGAAGTTTAGGAAATGAAATGTTGAAAGATAGTTCGGCTGGAACAGGATTACAAGCTGTTTTTGCCTCTTTTAAAGATAAAAATAAAGCAAAAATATTAATTGAGACTGGAGTTCAACTTTCAGAAGATGGTCAATATAGAAATTTTTTAGATATTGTAAAAGATTTAAAAAAACAAACTGCCAATATGAGCGAAGTTGAAACTAAATCGTTGATAAATCAAGTTTTTGGTGAACAAGGGTCCAGAGTAATGAATCGTCTTTTAGGACAGCCAGAAGAAGAATTACAAAAACTAATAGAAGAACTAGAAAATTCATCTGGATATGCTAAAGATGTAGCTACAATATATGAGGATGGTATTGGGGGAGCTTTTAGAGGATTAGCTTCTGCTACAGAAGGACTTGGGATATCTATTGGTGAATATTTAGCTCCTGTTGTAATTTCTTTAATAAATGGAGCTACTGATCTAATTGGAATAGGAACAGGGGTTGTAGAGTGGCTAAATTCTGGAAGTTATGCAGCTGATACTCTTTCTTTTGCTCTTACTTCTTTAATAGCTGGGTATGGAGTTTATAAAGGGATTCTAATGACAACAGCAATATGGGAGAAAATAAGTGCTGGATATATGTTTGTTAAGAATGGAATTATGTCCACAGCAACATTTATAATGGGGCTTTTTAATGCAGAAAAAAGAGCTGGAATTATAGCTGAAACAGGGTTACAGGTAGCTTTAGGAATTGGAGCAATAGCACATTTTTTATATGGGCAAGCAGTTATGGTTGCAACTGGGCAAATAGGAATAATGAGTGCAGCTGTAAATATTTTAAATGCTGGACTTGCGTTATTAAGTTTACCAGTTACAGTAGTTGTTGCGGCTATTGTAGGACTTGGAGTAGGATTTTATGTTTTGTATAAAAAATCCGAAAAATTTAGAAAAGCTATTGACCCATTGATAAAGAAAATTCAAGATTTATGGGGCTGGGTAAAAAAGTTTACTTTTGTTGGTACTGTTATAGATGGAGTAAAAAGTGTTGTTGGAAAAGGTAAGGAACTTTTAACTGCAGGAACACAGGGAAAAACAAAAGTAGAATTAAATAATGAAATTGAACAGGCTAAACAACAGGTTCAAGCTGGAAGTGGAAATTTAGAAGAAAAAGAAAAAGGTCCAGGTAAAAATACAGATTATCTTCTTTCTGGTTCAGGGAAAATTAAACATAATGGATATTATCTAAGAGGAACAAATAATTCAACTGTAAGTAGAATAAATAATTCAAATATTTATAATTCTAAAAAAGCAACTACTTCTGGAAGTGATAATATCTATACTGCACAACAACCAGAAAAAACAATAGAAGAAAAAATACTAGATACTTTAATGTCTATAAAAAGTCTTTTAAGTGGAAGAAAAAAAGGTTCAAACTCTGTAAACACAGAGGAAGCAAGACAAGTAATAATAAATATTGGGAATAAGGAAATACAAGACGAGAATATAGCACAACTTGTTGATGATTTGATAATTGCGATAGAAAATTTAGGGGGGTGAGAAAATGAATGAAGCATTGGAAAAATTACTTTCTACAAGTACATTAAGTAGAATTGATCCTAAAACACAGTTATCTGAATGGGCTACTGAAAAAATAACTGGGGGAATAGCTGGGAATGTAAATAAAATATTACAAAATAGTCCTTTACTTAGTAAGGTTTATGCTTTTGCTAAGATATTTAAAGAAATAAAAGTGTCTATTGCTGAAGAAAAAAATGGAATTGAACTATCAATTTTTTCATTTCCAATAGTTCCAGCAAATATAAACTTTGGAGCAGAAAATATAATTGAGAAAGTGGATACTATAGCTGGAAAAATAAATTATTTAAAAGATATAGATTTTAATGTAATCAGCTTTTCTTCATTTTTTCCATCAACTTATTATCCTTTCTCTAATAATTATGAAGCTTTTGGAATTGATTGTGTTAATAAAGTGGAAGAATTAAAGCGAAAAGATTTACCAATAAAACTTGTAATAACAGGAATAGGATTAGTTTTAAAATGTTATATTACTAAGTTTGAATATAACACTACTCCTGAAGGAGATATAGAATATACAATAGAATTTCAAGAAGCTAAAGATCCTAGTATATATGAAATTACATCTAAGTATTATTCATTTAAACCTCAAGCATTTAATTTGAGTAAGTGAGGTGCTAAATGATAAAAATTTATTGTATTAAGAATGACAATACTAAGATAGTTGATATTTCAAATATTACTAAAAATGGGACAACTTTAAAAAAATCTATAAATGAATTTGCATGGACGTTAGACTTTAATATAACTAAAAATTCAGATTTCTATAATATAGAAATAGGAGATATTATTGTAGTTAAATTAGATGATAAAGAAATATTCTCAGGAGTAGTAATTAACGGAGATATAACAAATTTATCATTTAAGGCAATGGATTATGCATGGTATTTTTCTAAAAATGAAGATATATATCAGTTTGAAAACGTAGAGGCAAGTATTGTTGTAAGAAAGTTAATAGAAACATTTCAAGCAAAAGTTGGAAACATAGAAATTTCAAATACTATGGTTGATAAATTTTACTTTGCTAAAACATTAGGAAGTATCATAAAAGAGATAATTGAGAATATAAAAAGTTTAGAAAATCAAGAGTTTAGATTTTTTTATCAAGAAGAAAAATTTCATTTTGAAAGAAGTAAAAAGAATAAATTTTTAAGAAAACAATATAATCCTCTAGGCTCTTTAAAAGCCATTTTAAATGGCTATGAATATAATGCCTTGAATTATATTAAAGAACCTAAGCGAACGCTTAATATAGAGGATATGAGGAACTCAATAAAGGTTTATAAAACATCTGGAAAAGAATATATCCAAATGAGCACAGCAAAAGATAAAGCAAATGTAGAAAAATATGGATTAATGCAAAAATTAATTTCTTATAAAGATAATGATTTAAGTAAGGGAAATACAACTGCAGATAATATTCTTGAACAACAAAATAAAGTAAAAGAAACTTTAAATATAGAGATTCCAACTTTGAGTGAATTTATTAGAGATGGAGAATTATTGCAATTAGAATATTATAATTATGCTATAAAAGGAGTTTATGAAATAAAGAGTGTAACTTATACCTTTACAAACCATAAAACAATTTTTCAAGCTAATATGGAGCTAGAGAGGGTGAAATAAGATGATAAAAAGAACTGAAAAATACAATCAATCTATCTTAAAATTAGCTGGTATTATAAGACAAAGAAATAATCCTGTATGGTTAGGCGCTATAACAGGAGAAGTAGTAAATCCTCCACCAAATTTACAAGTAAAAATTCAAAATAATTTAATAATTAAAAGTCATAAAATTATGATAGCAATTGAAAAAATAAATGGCTACTTTAGAGAATATTCTCTTGAGGGAGATATTACAGAATATAATTTAAAAAATACTACAAGTACAGAAATAGCAAGTAATCATGCTCATGCAATTAAAAGCCTTGTTGGAAAAGGAATATACAAAGCAAGAGGAAAAATAACTTGGACTGACACTTTAAAAAAAGGAGATTTGGTTCTTATGCTTCCCACTAATAAATCAGAATATTTTTATTTAATTGATAGGGTGGTGAGATTATGACATTACCTATCAGTTATTTGAAGATACAAGATAATATAGCAGCTATTGAAGAACAAAAAGAAATCCAAAATCAAGAAATAATTAAAGAAAAAGATGTATATTTTGATTTTTCTAATGGAAAATTTTTCTATGATGGATTAGAACCTAGCAGATTACTTTCTAAAGTTGAAATAATAAAACAATGGATAAAAAAACTATTTTATACTGAGCGTGATAGATGGAATTGTTATGTTAAAGACGTTGGATATCCTTTTGGCCTTAATATATATAAATATATAGGACAACAGCTATATCCAAATATGGACCTTATTGAATTAATAAAAGCTGATATATACAATTCTTTAAAAAATCATAAAGATATTAAAGAAGTATATAATCTACAGCTTATTCAGATTGATGATAAGATGTACTGTGGTTTTATTATAGAATTGGAAGATACTGCCTTTGAAACAGAAGAGGAGGTGTTATTAAAAAATGAGTGAAGAAAGAATAAATAAAAAAGTAGAAGATATGGTAGAAAATATATCATATAACACCTCAAGTGGAAGTTTTGCGAGGGATATTATTTCAGCTGTAGGAATAGAAATGGTTAAAGAAGAAGATGATTATTCCTTACAACTTGATACAAGGCTGATAGATACAGCAACAGGAAATAATCTTGATATTTGTGGAGCAGATAAGGCAATTAACCGATTAGGAGCTACAAAAGCAACTGGAACTGTAAAAATAACTGGAGTAAATGGAAGTATCATAAAAAAAGGAAATATAGTAATTAATGGATCAAATGCTGTAGAATATGAAATTCTTGAAGAAAAAACAATTGAAAATATTTCAACCATCGTAAAAATTCAATGTAGAAAAGCAGGGACAATAGGGAATTGCGAGATAGGACAGATTAATAAATTTGCTGAAGAATATGTAGGACTTTCAAAAGTAGAAAATCTTGAAAATATATTAGATGGAACAGATATGGAAACAGATGAGAGTTTTAGAATGAGAATACAAAATTATATTAGAAAACCTCGTATAAGTTGGAATCAGTATATATTTGAGGACAGGGCAAAAGAAGTACAAGGAGTTGAACATTCCCATTGCATTCCGCGGTGGAATGGTGCTGGGACTGTAAAGATTATTATTACAGAGATTAATAAAGAAATAGTAACAGATGAATTAAAAGAAAAAGTTAAGAATTATATAGAATTAAAAATAATATCCGATATTGATTTAACTGTTGAAGGAGTGGAATTATACCCAGTTGATATAGTGCTTAATGCAACTATAAGTAGTGATTTTAATGAAGAAGCAGCAAAAACAAGATTAAAAGAAAATTTAAATAATTTTTTCTTTGATAATCTTTTTAAAGATAAAATTTATTATTTTGATATAGTGGAATCAATACAACATTCAGGTTGTATAAGTAAACTTGGAAATATTTCTGTAGATGGAAATAGAAATGACATAGAATTGAATGAAAATAAATTATGTAAAGTTAATAGTATTGTAATTAATTCTTTATAAGCGGAAAGGAGAAAAAATGGCTGGACTTACACATGAAGGAGAAAATTTTATAATAAATGAGATTTTTAGAAAAGATGGAACTAAATATTATTTAGGTTTGTTGAAATCAAATCCAACAGATAATGCAACAACTATTGATGAAGTTAAAACCGCTTCATATGCTAGACAACAAATAATTTTTGAAGTTCCAAATTTAGGAGAAACCTATAATAAAAATAAAATAACTTTTCCAGTAGCGACAGAAAACTGGGGTTGGATCACTCATATAGGATTATTTGACGCAGAAACAGCAGGGCGGCTTATTGCATATTCTGCTTTGGACTATACAAAGGAAATAAGAGCAGCCGATATTTATGAGATACCAGATGCCTATTTTATTTTTAAAGTAGATTAGGAGGAATATAAATGGCAAAGGTAGTATTAAAGAAATATCTTGAAGAAATAATTGACACAACTCTAAAAGATTTAATTGATTCAGGAACCATACTACATGATTTTGCACTTAATACACAAGATAAAACACTTATAAAATCTGAAATAAAAGCACATCAAAAATTAACTATAAAAAGAGATCTTATTGAATTAAAAGCAAAGTCTACTATTACAGTTCTTGGAGTAGCAGCGTCTAAAAATTTTGTTGAAAGAATTCTTAATAATTTACCTATTTATGAGAGAAAAGAACCTCTTATAGTAGAACTAGCTAAGTCAATTTCAAGAGAATTACAGAAATTAGAATTAAAAAAGAAGGAGTATATTTCAAGCTTATCTATTACAACATCAAATGCACTTAGTTTAAAGAGATTAGAAAAAATATATGGAATAAATCCTAATTATGAATTGGGGGTTAAAGTAAGGCAAAATATTTTAATAGCCAGAGAAATTACAAGATATTGTGAATTTAATTATGAATATATTTTAAAAATGTGTCAACTTTTTATGTTGGGAAAAGTAAAAGATATAATAAATGACAAAATTGAACAAATAATAACTATAATTCTTGAAGATAACATTAATAATATTTCTACATTAGAAGAATTTAAAAAGCATATGAATGAATTTTCTCCAGCTTTTTATGAAATCAAAGTAATTAATGAAAATAAGGAGGGAAAATGATTGAAAATACAAAAGTCAGAGAAATAATAACTAAAGAAATAACAGATAATGACTTAAATATAAGCCCTGATCTAGTAATAGAACGCTATGGATTTGAGCTTATAGGCTTAAAAGATTGGAATGATTATAGAAAATTTTCTAGGAACTGGATTAAAATGTCTAAACTTTTAGATAAAATATTTGCAATAACATTAAAAGCTGGAACAGGATTGAAAACAGAAGGAAATTCATTTGAAGAGGGTCAAACATTTTCTTTAAAAATCGCTACTAAAAATGAAATTGGAGGAGTAAAACAAGGAGAAAATATTGAAATTACAGATGATGGAACTATAAATGGTTCTGCACCATATAGACATCCTAGTGGAAATGGAAATACTCATCTTCCATCAAATGGAGCAACAGGACAATTTATTAAATGGTTAAGTGCTGGAGCAGGACAATGGACAGCTATTACTTGGGGGGATATAACAGGAAAACCTAGTACATTTACTCCAAGTTCTCATACACATAGTAAATCCCAAATAACAGACTTTGCTCATACTCATAGTAAATCCCAAATAACAGACTTTGCTCATACTCATAGTAAATCTCAAATAACAGATTTTGCTCATACTCATGATGAACGCTATTTTACAGAAGCAGAAATTCTGGAGAAATTTAAAAATTTCTGTCCATATTCCATTGGAGATATCTACATAACAACTCTATCTATAAATCCCGCAACCCGCTTTCTAGGCACAACATGGGAGAAAATAGAGGGTAGATTCTTACTTGCAACATCTGGTTCTAATGCTAGTGGAGCTACTGGAGGTAGTAATACTAAAACTATTAGTAAAGCAAATTTACCTAACATAAAGTTACAAGTAGATAGTTTTGCATTAACAACACAACCACATACTCACAACGTAAAGGGTAGGCATGGTTGGAGCGATGGAACAACTTATATGACAATGCAAAACGCACAAACAACTTGGGGAACTGTAGTAACAGAATCTGGTGGAGGAACTAACACAGGTACAGCCTCTCCTTATACTTCTGCTTTAGGTTCTGGAACTCCTTTAGATATTACCCCTAGTTTCTATACAGTGCATATTTGGAAAAGATTAAGTTAGTCTTTTCCAAATGTTAACAGCCAAATAGGGAGGCATATTATTAAAAGGGGTTCCACTTCCTACATAGCTTGTGTAAGGTGCAATAGCTCCTGTAGAGCCTCCACCAGCACTGGAAGTATTAACTGTAGCATTATTTCCAGCTAAGTTATCTGCTCCCCATCCAACTCTATTAGCACTGTAATTATCTCCAGAGTGATTTTGTAGAGTTATAGAATGTGTGTGGGCTGGAATAGTTGCAGTAGTGCTGTCTGCTTGGTGTCTATGTCTTGGTATATTTGCTTCTGTTAAGGTAATATTAGAACTTCCACCAGTACTTCCAAGAGCATAGCTACTGCTAGAACCTAACAGGAATCGCCCTTCCTGCTTTTCCCAAGTTGTGCCTAAAAACAATGTGGCAGGATTAGAATTATCTAAACTTAAAAAGAGAGAATTTACAGGAAAAGGGCAGAAATTTTTAAATATCCACTAATTTTATATTAAAAAAAAACTAAATTTTAAAAAATAAGGAGAATGATAAAAAATGAGTAAAAAATATATTTATATAAGTAGAGAACAAGCTAAAAGAGGAGTATCTTGCGTTTTTGCAGTTATGGATGAACCTATAAAAAATATGACAGAGTACTTTGAAGGAAAAGCTTGTTTATATGTAGGGGAAGACTTACCACATTTTATAACATACCTTCCTGAAACAGACACTATTCGAGAGGCTACAGAAGAGGAAAAACTGGAGAGAAATCAAAGAAAACTAGCAGAAAATGAATTTTTAAAAGACGGGAAAATTGTCAGCTATAATCCATATAGTCAAAAGGTAGTAGATAATGAAATTTTGGAAAAGACAAGAGAGGATTATATACAAGAAGGGATTATAACTCTGGAAACAGAAAAAGAAAAAGCTAGAGCAGAAAGAGAAAAGATATTTAATGCTTTAGACCTGTACGACAAAGCTGTTTTAAGAGGAGATATACAGGAAAGTCCAGAAGGGAAAGAAGCAAGAGATACCTTTAGACAGGCTTGGTTAGAGCTTCCTAATAATTATACAGATTTAAGCACTCCAATAGAAGAATTATATCCAGTTTTGTCAGCAATAATTGCTTACTTTGCATAAAATCAAGCTTCCTGTATGATATAAACAGTAACTAAATTATACAGGAGGCAACAAAATGAAAGTAAGCGAGAAAAACAGAGCTTTATACCAACTTTATCTAGACAGTAACTATGCTGTAAATTCTAATGTTAAGGATACTACTTATAGAACTTATAAGAATAGTATGTATAACTTTATGGAGTTTTTACATACGCAGGAAGGGAATAGGTACCTTCTTGCAGAGGATACACTAAAGAAGATTATAAGCATTCTGGAGAGATTTATAATACACTGTAGAAATGCTGGAAATAATAACTGCACTATAAATGGTAAAATTACTGCTATAAGTAGTTTTTATAAGTGGGCTGCTAAAAGAGATTTAATAAAACACCATCCTTTTAGAGATAAAATAGACAGGTTAAAGGTAACAGAAGCAGATAAAAGGAGGGAGAGTTATTTTCTTACTTGGAAGCAAATATTTACTGTAAGTTTGCTTATGGAGTTAAATAAAAAAAGGTTTGATATTGAAAGTAGATTGATGTGGGAACTTTTCCTAGATTCTGGCTTTAGAATAAGTGCTGTACATAGCTTAAAAATGAGCCAATTAGACATAGAAAACAATATGTTTTGTGGAGTTGGCGAAAAAATGGGAAAGGTAAGAGATTTATTTTTCTTTACCAGTACAAAAAAGTTGCTTCAGGAATGGATAAAGACAAGGGAAAAGAAAGGAATAGAAATAGATTATTTGTTTACTACTTTCTATAAAAATAAGTATAACCAGATGTCTCAAACTGCGATAAGGAGAAGAGTAAGGAAAATGGGAAGTTTAATAGATATACCTAAGCTTTACCCACATAGTTTAAGAAAAACAGCTATCAACCAAATTAACAATTTGAGCGATACCAAAACGGCTAGTGAATTCGCAGGGCATGCTAATACAAAAGTGACAGAAGAACATTATATACAGCAGAAAAGCGCAGCAGACCAGCAAAACAGGATATTCTTAATGCGTAAAAATGCAGGGCTTATTTAAAAATATAAGTAGAAATTTAAAAATTTCTGTCCTTTTCCTATAAATTCTATCTTCCTAAGTTTAGATAATTCTAATCCTGCCACATTGTTTTTGGGAACTACTTGGGAAAAGCAGGAAGGTAGATTTTTACTAGGTTCTGGCTCTGCATATGCTCTTGGAAGTACTGGTGGAAGTTCTACAACTACCCTTAGTAAAGAAAATTTACCTAATGTAAAGTTGCAGATAGACAGCTTTTCTCTTGGAAAAGGAACGCAAGAAATAACTGGGGACTTCTATACTTCTAATTATATTGGATATGCTGGTAGTGGAGCATTTTATAGAAAACAATCAGGATTAGGTGGACATGGTGGAGATAGTAGTTCAGGTAATAAAATAGGCTTCCAAGCCTCTAAAAGCTGGACTGGTATGTCTACCAGTGCAGCTCCCTACACCACTAACATGGGAGATAGTACACCTTTTAATAATATGCCTCCATATTTAGTAGTTAATATCTGGAAAAGGCTAAGTTAGACGTTTCCAAATATGGACAGTGTAGTAGGCAGGGGTAATATCTAAAGGAGTTCCAGAACCTAGGGCACTTGTGTATGGGGATGCTGTTCCTGTACTTCCACTAGAAGATTCTGTAGAAGCAGTACTATAAGCAGTGCTATTTCCTCCTGTCCATTTATGCGGAGTTCCTACTTTATTTTGAAGAGCATCATAGTTAGAATCCCAGTTTATTCTTGAACCACCAACAGCAATATTATGTATATGTGGAGCAACAGTTAAGCTAAATGTGTCTACCTGTAATTTTATGTTAGGTAAGTTAGCCTGTGTAATAGTTTTAGTATTGCTTCCACCTACTTGTCCACTTCCTCCAGAACCAGAAGTAGATAAAAGAAATCTACCTTCTATTTTCTCCCAAGTTGTGCCTAGAAAGCGCACTGCTGGGTTTGTAGATAGAGTAGTAATGTAGATATCTCCAACTTCATATGGACAGAAATTTTTAAATTTCTACTTATATTTCTATATCAACCCTGCGTTTTTCCTCATCAAGAAGATACGGTTTTGCTGGTCTGCTGCACTTTTTTGTTGTATGTAATGTTCTTCTGTAACTTTCGTATTTGCATGCCCAGCAAATTCACTGGCAGTCTTGGTATCGCTGAGGTTGTTAATTTGGTTGATAGCAGTTTTACGCAAAGAATGTGGATAGAGCTTAGGTATATTTATAAGACTTCCCATCTTCCTTACTCTTCTCCTTATCGCAGTTTGAGACATCTGGTTATATTTATTTTTATAAAAAGTAGTAAATAAATAATCTATTTCTATACCTTTCTTTTCTCTGGTTTTTATCCATTCCTGAAGCAACTTTTTAGTACTTGTAAAGAAAAATAGGTCTCTTACTTTTCCCATCTTCTCTCCAACATTTTTGAACATGTTATTTTCCAAATCTAACTGAGACATTTTAAGACTGTGGACTGCACTTATTCTAAAACCGCTATCGAGGAACAATTCCCACATAAGCCTACTCTCTATATCAAACCTTTTTTTATTTAGCTCCATAAGCAAACTTACAGTAAAAATCTGCTTCCAAGTAAGGAAATAGCTTTCTCTTCTCTTGTCAGATTCTGTAACCTTTAAGCGATCGATTTTATCCCTAAAGGGATGGTGTTTTATTAAATCTCTCTTAGCAGCCCATTTATAAAAGCTACTTATTGCTGTTATCTTCCCATTTATAGTGCAGTTGTTATTTCCATTCTGACGACAATGTATTATAAACCTCTCTAGAATGCTTATAATCTTTTTTAAAGTGTCCTCTGCCAGCAGATATCTATTCCCTTCCTGTGTATGCAAAAATTCCATAAAATACTGCATACTATTTCTATAAGTCCTGTATGTAGTATCTTTAACATTAGAATTTACTGCATAATTACTGTCTAGATATAGCTGATATAATGCTCTGTTTTTCTCACTTATTTTCATTTTTTCCTCCTGCGTAATTGTAATATCTACATCATACACGAAGGTTCTAATTATGCAAAATAGGCTATTATAGCTGGTAGTGTTGAATATAACTCTTCTACTGGAGTACTTAAATCTGTGTAATTGTTAGGAAGCTCTAACCAAGCCTGTCTAAAGGTATCTCTTGCCTTTTTTCCCTCTTCAGATTCTTCTATATCTCCCCTCAAAACAGCCTTGTCATACAGGTCTAAAGCATTAAAAACTTTTTCTCTCTCCATTCTAGCTTTTTCTTTCTCTGTTTCCAGAGTTATTAAGCCTTCTTGAATAAAGTCTTCTCTAGTTTTCTCTACAATATTTCCATCTACAATTTTCTGGCTATAAGTGTCATAACTTACTATTTTGCCATCTATAAGCAGCTCATTTTCCGCCAAAGTTCTTTGCTGTCTTACCAGCTTCTCTTCTTCTGTAGCCTCGCGAATGGTGTCTAGCTCTGGTAAATATGTTATAAAATGTGGTAGGTCTTCCCCTACATATAAACAAGCTTTTCCTTCAAAATATTCTGCCATATTTTTTATAGGTTCATCCTTGACAGCAAAAACACAAGATACCCCTTTTTTTGCTTGTTCTCTACTTATATAAATATATTTTTTACTCATTTTTTATCACTCCTTAGTTTTTTATAAATTTAGTTTTTTTTTAATATAAAATTAGCGGATATTTAAAAATTTCTGTCCTTTTCCTGTAAATTCTCTGTATTTAAGTCTGGATAATTCTAATCCAGCCACGCTATTTTTAGGTACTACGTGGCAGAAGCAAGAAGGTCGATTCCTGTTAGGTTCTAGCAGTGGCTATACTCTTGGAAGTACTGGTGGTAGTTCTGCTATAACTTTAACAGAAGCCAATATACCAAGACATAGACATAAGGCAGATAGTACTACAGCAACAGTTCCAGCACATACGCATTCTACAACTTTATCTAGACGTTCTGGAGATGACTACAATAAAGGTACAGGATGGGGAGCAGATGGTTTAGTTGGTGACACTGCAACTGTTAATACTTCTAGTGCTGGTGGAGGTTCCACAGGAGCTATTGCGCCTTATGTAAGCTATACAGGAAGTGGAACCCCTTTTAATAATATGCCTCCTTACATTGCAGTAAACATCTGGAAAAGGTTAAGTTAATCTCTTCCAGATATGGACAGTGTAGTAAGCAGGTGTAATATCTAAAGGAGTTCCAGAACCTAGGGCACTTGTGTATGGAGAGGCTGTTCCTGTATTAACAGTGCTATCTCTACTATATGCAGTAGAAGTACCAGAAGTTGTACTTCCGCCATTAGATCCTAAAGCTCCCCCACGGCTAGATCCTACCCATTCTACAAAAAGTATAGGTCTAACAGAACCGCTTAATGTAAAACTATCTACTTGTAACTTTATGTTAGGTAAATTTGCTTTACTAATAGTTTTAGTATTGCTACCTCCAGTCTGCCCACTAGCATTAGAACCAGATGTTGCAAGTAGAAATCTACCTTCTATTTTCTCCCAAGTAGTGCCTAAATACTTAGTTGCTGGATTGTTGGATAAAGTAGTAATGTAGATATCTCCAATGGAATATGGGCAGAAATTTTTAAATTTCTCGCAATTTTCGTTTATCGCTCCGACTATTGTTTTAGCATTTGTAATTAGCTCATTGTCCTCTATATTCTGTTTTTTATCCAATTCTATTCCTATTTTTTCCGCTGTATCATATTTTACAGGAACATCCCCTTTATCCAATTTGCCACTTATGTCTACAGCAGGATTTCCATGTAAAAATCCATTTTCATCTATTCGTAAATTTGTTCCTACTTTAAATCTTCCAAATTGTGTAGTAGAAGCTATTTTAGATATTTCATCTAATAAATTTTTAGCTGTTCCTAAAAAACCGCCTCTATCCAATTTATTTGTTTCCATTTCACCTAATAATCTTTCAACTTTTATGGAAAATTCATCTATTATATCCATATTTTGATTTATTTCTTCTATTTTTGCCTCATCATTCAAACTTGGTTTTATAAGCTTTAAATTTTCAGTAAATTCTCTAATTGCTTTCAAAAACTTTAGCACTAAATCCCCTCCTTGCTTCTAACTTCATCCCATGTATAATTTTTATAATAACCCCATGTTTTAGGTGGTAACATCCCCCAAGTCCTGTATGTAAAAATATATTCTATTGGCAAATGAGCTGGCTTCGCTTCATCTATTGCAGCTTTTAAATTTTCAACATCATAAGGTATCCCTACTACACTAATAAAGCTTATTTTTATTACTGCCCCAGTAAATAAAATAGCAACTTCTCCAGTTCTCCAAGTATCAGCTATTGCCTGTAATAATTTTAAATCACACTTTCCAGCTGTTTTCCATCTAGCTTCTATCTCTTGCCTTTTCCCATCTAAAGAACTTGAATTAGTTGTATAAGCAAGTTCTTTTTCCATTATTGCTATTCCTACATCACTCATAGTATCAAAGAAAATTTCTTTTTCTAAAGCTTCTGCCTTTCTTTCTATGCTATCTAATCTATTTCCCCCAGCTCCTAAAACATTATTTAAGTATAAATCTTTTCTAAAAATCTTATGTAAGTTTTTTAAAAGCCTTTCCCTATTAGACATTTATAATCACACTTCCCATAATAGCTACTTCTTTTTCTTCTATTATTATATTGGAATGTCCTCCATTTATAGTAAATTCAGTCCACTCTACTACTCCTTCTACATTAAGTATCCAGCTAGCTAGCAGAGCATAAGAAACATAATTTTTTACAAATGCAATTTCTTTTAAATACTTTTTTATTTCTTTTTCTATCTCTGGCTTTATAATATCTACTGTATACCCTTTCTTTAAAACCAGAGTACAGTTTATATTAATATTTTTCCCTATCGCTGAAATTACAGTACAGTAAGCTCCAATAGGCGCTTGACCTGCCCCAGTTCCCCAAGTAATATCACTTTCTCCTTTAGGATCAATGTACTCTTGTGTTCTTTCTACTAATTCAGGTGTAGCTGGTAATTTATTATCATCTATTATTACTATCTGAACTGTATTATTTCCATTCCATAAAGAAAAAATTCTTGAATCTCCAACTCCTACAACTTCTCTAGCCCATTGTGTATAATGGTATCTGTTTCCAGATGTAGCAGGTTTCTGAACTTCTATAAGATATCTTTCTCTTAAAGAATCTTCTGTTTCTATATCATATCCATCATAAGTAGGTTCTTGATTGGTAACTTCAGTTATCCCCTGAATTGTTACTGGCATAAGAGTAATTGTATTAGCCCCAACATTTCCAGAATTTCCAGCTTCTACTGCTTCTATATTTACTTTTCCAACATCTTTAATTTCTATTCTTTCTTTTGCTTTAAACCTTGTTCCTGACTCGGTTTCAAAAAAATATCCTTGTTCTATTACTCCATTCCCTTTTACTGTCAAAATTCCTATTGCTGAATTTGCAGCCTTTCTTTTAACTCCTTTTCTTTGTAAAACATATCTTTCAAGCTCTTCACTGAAAAGATTATAGACATTCATTTTATTATAAACATCCTCAACTTTCTGTTCGATTCTATTAGTTTCTATTGCATATGTTCTTATCAAATCTGTTGTAAAAGTTCCTGTTCCTTTTACATAATCATCTGAAATGTCAGTAAGCATTTTTTGTTCTATCTCTGATATAGAAGGAGTTTTATATATTTCACTCATAAATTAAATACCACCCCACTTTTTATCTCTTCTCCCTTCACTTCCACAACCATATCTATAATAACTTTATTAAAATCTACTGTAACAGTTATACTTTTTACTGATTCTATATTTTTATTTTTTTCAACCTTTTCTTTCAGCTCTCTTTTTATTTCTGCAATTCCAAAAGGTGTCGTTAAAATTTGTTGCCCCTGTAAACTATAAAGATTAGTTAATCCAAACTCAGTACCTTGATAGACTTTAAATTTCTCAACCTCTGTATGAATAAGTAATGTTATCCATTGTTGAATATGCTGTTTTTTATCAGTCATTATTACTTTTCCATCTTTCATAATCACTTTTTTTGCTACAAAGTCAAATAATGGCTCTCTAAACTCTGTATTTTCATCTTTTTTCTCTTCATTTTCTTGATTTATATCTATTTCTATAAAAGGTAAAATACTCATTTTTTTACTCCTAAATTCCCATTTCTTACTTTATAATCTACAAACCACTTTTGACCGCTTTCTGTAGGCGTTAACTTTACTAAATCACCTTCTTTTAAAGTATCTGTATTAATAAATGTTCCTTTCGCTTTATATCCACCTTTTCCTGTCAGTTTTTTAATAGGATGAGCTGGATGTTCCCCTACTGGCTCTGAACTTGTTGTATTTTCAAAGCTGTATTCAGTTACTTCTCCAGTAAGCATATATTGCCTTGTATAATCATCAAATAATCTATCATTTAAATATAAATGTTCAGGCTCTAAAATAGTTTCACCATCCCAAATAGATATTCTTAATTTAGGAGGAGGTGATAATACTGTTCCTATTGTTGCCTCAAATATATCTGGGTTTTCTCTATCCTTAAACATGTTGGCTAACATTATTCCATATTTATTTTTAATTTAGATCACCTCCAGTTCTAAACTTGCTACATGATGCCCTTTTGGAAAAGTGTGTGAACAATTTTTTATTAAATAGCTTCCATTTAATCCAAATTCCTCGTTTTTAACCTCTAGTATCCTCCCTGCTTTCAATTCATCTGTTCCTATAACCTCTATTGTTGCATTTGTGAGTACTTTGTTTAATTCTTTTAACTTCACATTAGCAATATTCCGAACTTTAGAAATATCATCTTTATCTGGATCGACTTCTATTATCTCTTGTAATTTCCCATATTTTTTTATACTATCCTCATCTTTAGCATTATAATAAATAGATACTTCTTCCTGATCGTTTGAAATTACAAGTATACTGTTTTTCATATCAACTATACTTTCTGTAATAGTTATTCCACCAGTAAAATTGCTATATCTAGCTTTCGCTTGTATCTTTTTATATAAACTAAGATTGAAAGTATCCCCTTCAACTTCAAGTATATATTTCTTTCCAAGTTCATCATTTGCCTGTTTTAATATATCTTTTATAATTTCTGCAACAGTTTTATTTTTATAGATTTTAGTTATTGCAGTAGATATTTTTTCAAAATTTCCAGTTTTTACTCCTATACTTTTTAAAAGCTGCAATATAGCAGCAGAGGCATTCAATCCATTAAATTGCTTTATAACCTTATTTTTATTAAGATAAAAATAAAAATCTAAACACTTTATACTCTTAGTAAATTTAGTAGTTTCTATATCCACTATTATTCCGAAAAATACTCGTTTAGTATTTATAAACTCTATCAAATCCCCACATTTAACAGTTTCTACAACTTTAAAACCACTATCATAGAAATTTCTCGCAATAGTAAAATTTAAAGAACTTCCTAAACTATCTACACTATTTTCTAATGTCACATTTCCTGCTATATCAGTAATATCTCTTATTTCTTTGCCTTGTATTAGTTTTATTTGCATTTATGTTATCACCTCTGGGTCTAAATACTCTTCTATTTCAAGTGTATACTTCACATCTTTATTATGTTTCTCTGAATAAGCAAAATTCTTTATAACACATAGCATATTTACTATTTCAACTCCAAAAGCTCCTATCATAACAATTCTCATTTTTTTCTCTCTATTTCTTTTAAAAAAATCTATACATTCTGGAGCAAGAGTTATATTAGGAAGCCATCCATATAACTTGTGTGGAAAAAAACTTTCAATTGTCAAAGTTCTAAGCCCTTCTTTTCCGATTAAAGTTAATATTTTCCCACTTGCTGTCTCAAAACTTTGTGTATTTAGCTGACTTCCTACTTCTGAATCAGGAAAAACATAAGGAAGTTTTAGTATCTCTTTATTATTATCTACAGAAAACCATATGTTCATCCTAACCTCCAACTACATTTGATTTATTTACATTATTTAATTTTATTATTGCCTCTGCTACTTTTTCTTTAAAGTCATCAAATCCATATATATCCCCCTCAATAATTACAGTTATCCCTCCATTTTCATTCTTTTTCTCATCTTTTTTAGCTTTTTTATTACTTTCAGTAATTATTCCACTCTTTTGTTTAGAGGTTTCAGGTTTAACAAAATTATTTCTGTAGTTTATATTCTTCTCTTCTGTTTTTTTAGATATAATTTTATTTTCTTTATCTACCTCTAAGGATATTTCTTTATCTTTTACTCCAAAGATATTTTTTATAAATCCCCAAGCCTTACTTGCCATCTCTTTAACTTTTTCAAAATGTTTTATAAGAAGTAAAAGAGGTGCTATTGGACCAGTTAAAATTAATTTAAAATCGCTTACTCCTGTAACTAGATTTTTTAACCAATCCCACAAGGATTTCCCCCAACTTACAACTGTTTCCCAGTTTTTATATAGGAGATATCCAGCGGTTACCAAAGCCCCTACAGCAAGGGCAACCGCTCCTAATGGAGTAAGAGTTAAAGTTCCATTTAAAAGCCCTATAACAATTGTTACAGCTCCTATTACAGTTTTTAAGAGAGTAAATGCCTTTACAACACTGTATATAGTTCCAACAAAGATTAAAATTGCTTCAATCCAAGTCCTATACTTACTTATAAAGTCATACAATCCTTTAAATATCTCTATCATTTTCCCAACTGCTGCTGTCACTCCATCTGCTATTCGATCTATTGTTCCATCTTCCATCCATTTATTTAAAATAGATACTACTAATTCCATTTTTTCTTTTAGCTTTTCATAAAGACTTCCCTGTTTTATAGTTCCATCTTCATTCATTCCAACTATCTTAGCTAAAGCCGCTTTTGTAACTCCTGTTATAGTCGACCATAACCCTTTAAAAGTTTTTGCCTGTTTATCAGCTCCACCTTCAAATTTACTTTTCATTATCTCTTGTAAAGCTGTTTCTATAGCTTCTCTTTTTTTAGCTTCTCCCTTTTTCCCATTAACAATAGCTTTACTAGATTTTTTAGTTGCCAAAGCGATAACTTCTTCTTTAGATATTCCAAACTCTTTAAGTCTTTCAAACTCTCCTTTTCTTGCTGCTATCATTGCCTCTGTAGCTTGTATCATCCCTTTATTTGTAGCTCCTGCCATATCAGCTACATCTCCAAGCCACTTTATAGAAGAAGCTCCCATAGCTTCCATCTTGGCTGTAGCTTCAATAACTTCTCCTGTTTCAAACGGAGTACTATTTGCATACTTAACAGCTCTAACCATAAGTTCTCCAGCTTTTTCAGTAGATTTAACAGCTGTTGTTAATTGCATTTTATAGCCTTCCATATCAAATGCTTGTGAAAATCCTGTAGTTCCTGCAAATATTCCAGCAGCTACCACCATAGCCATTCCAAACTTCATTGTTTTAGTAATTACAGAATCAATAGAGCCTATTGCTTTCTTTCCCCAGCCTTCAAGAGTTTTCTGCCCTTCTTTTATCTTTTTATTATTTTCAGAAATAGCAGCTGTATGTTCTCTTACTTTTTCTTTTGCCTCTTTTATTTTTCTGTTTGCTTCTTCTACTTCATTCTTATATTTTTCAACTTGCTTTTGTGCTTCTTTGACTTCATCACTATTTTTCCCATGTTGTCTAGTCAATTCAGCTACTTTAGCCTTTGCTTCTTTTAGTTGTTCCCCACTTTTTACAGATTGTTCTCCATATTTTTTAAGTGCATCTTTAGCCTCTTTTACTTTTTCCTGTGCCTGTTTCACTACTTTAGATGCCGCTCTAAGTGATGGCGACATCTGGTCTTTAAGTGCTAGAATAGTATTTATAACTTTACTTATGTTCTACCACCTCCAAAAGCCTTCAAAAAGACTTCCATTTTATTTTCATCATACAAAATTCGTTCTTCTTTTTCTTTCAACATTGCTTGTATAAAGAAAGTTTGCTCTTCTATTGTTAAATTTAAAAGATAATCCAATCTATGCCCTTTTTGCAGATAGTAAGAAATCCAATATAATTCTCCATATTCCTCACTATCCCCAATTAGTTTTTTATATCATCTTCTAATTCTTCTTTTACTTTAACAGCTCCAAATTTATCTGATATTTCACTTGCCAATCTTATAGTTTCTTCAAATCCAAAGATTACACTTGGAATATCATATGGACTACAATTTTTATATTCATCTCTAATTTCCTTTTTTTGTAAAAAGCCACAAGAATTATATACAAGCTTATTTGAAGCAACAACCATCTTTTCATAGTCCATTTCTTCTACTTCTCCATCTTTACCATATTTACTCGATTTTGTTACATCAGTAATATATTCAAGTAGATCCGAGTTTTTAGGTCTTGTAAAAACTACATTCCCTATTCCAGCTACTTCTAATTCTATAAACTTTAATCTTTTCTCTTCATTTTCTCTAACTTTGTTTAAAAATTCTTGAAATTCCATATTTCCTCCCATTATTTTTAATAGAAGCCTTCTTAAAATAAAGGCTCTCAAACTATTTATCTTGTAATATTTCATAAGTTTCTGCTTGCCCAGAAAGTTCAATTTCTCCTACTTTATTTTTTTCAAACTGAATAAGAGTTTCATCATCAAAAGTTACTCCATCTGCTTTAACCCTTCTTGTAACATCTCCATTTATATTAGTTTCTGACATAATTACACTTACATCATCACTTTCATTGAAAGCTTTTAAATCTTCTATTCCAGTATTTTTATAAGTCATAGTAACTTCTATACTATATCCTACTAAAACTCTTGTAGTTCCATTCCCTGTTGGTGATGGAAATTCTTCATATTTATTCTTTTTTATAATTGAGGCTTTGTATGCTGTTAAAACAAGGATGCCATTTACCCATACTTCTCCCTTATTTCCATTAAAATAAACATTTTTTGGTGGTTTTGTCGCCATTTTCCCTCCTACATAAAGATATTAAATAAGAAATCTTCCATAATACCAGCTATTTTGATATTTGCTTTTAAATAAACATTTGTACTATAAGTCATTTTCATAACCTTGTTATCATCCCAAGAATTTGCTTCATCTTCTCCATATTTAGCATAGTTGGCAATCCTTTGGGCTTCTATATCTATTAATGCTCTATTATCAAATTCTGGATCAAGTAAAAAATCTCTAGCTATTGTTTTAAAATAACCATTTATAGCAGATATAAGCAGCATTTGATTGCTTAAAATATTAGGATATTTACCTTTAAAATTATCATTCCAAGCAGTAAAAATATCTGTATATATCAAATCCATTTTTTCAACTACATTTATATGGGTCATTTCTAAAGTCACATCTTGTCCTAAAGTAACAAGTGAATTAACTCCTCTAGCTACTTTCACAATTCCTTCATCATTGAATAATACAAACTCTCCATTGCTGATTGGTTTATCTAGTTCCTCTCCTAACTCTTCCACTTCCGCAACATCTGTAAATTTAGTCAAAGGTTTTGCAATAGCAGACATATTAAGAGGTAATCCAGCTAAAAATCCTAATAAATAAGGGATAGCCTTATCTCCTGTCGTTTCCCCTCTACTATCAGCAAATGTTACTCTTGAATTTGTAAAATTAACAATGTGCATATCATCTGTAGTAGTCCCTTTATAAACCAATCCTTTGTATCTTTTTTTATTATTTTTTACCTCAGATTTAATCCAACTTACAAGATCATCATGATGTTGTGTTGTAGTTGAATTTATCCCAATCCAACAATTTCTTGGTACTTTTCCTCCAACAAATTTTAAAATATCACTTAAATTCCCTTCTGTAGCCATTCTAAAGACATACAGCTCTAAAGGTGTTCCCTCTAAAGCATCTTTTATGGCTGCTATGTTCTCAGCTGTATATTTTTTTTGTTCATCACTTCCAAAATCTGCAATACTCTTATATTTTGCAAATTTTCCTCCAGTTTCTGTATCATCTATAAGGATTAAAACAGCTACTCCCCTTGCTCCTCTTGCAACAGCACTAACCCCTAACCCTTTAAAGATTATATCTAATTGAGGCATTTTATTATTTGTAGGCATTAATTCCTCCCTTTTATTTCTATATCATCCATTTTAAATTCAAGATTTTCCATCATTTCTATTTCTATCATTTCCTTAATGTACTGTTCAGAGAAATAGATATCAAAGTTATAATGTAAAACTTTATCAACTACATTTTTATCTGCTTCATATATTTCAGTTCTAAAATCTACATCAAGTTCTAAAATGTTATCTTCAATAAAGATTTTATCCAGTTCATCCATCATTTTTAAAAGTTCAAGTTGATTTTTATGAGGATGAGATGGAAAATATATAATTCTTACTGTCAAACTATTATCCTTAAAGTTTTTCATAAAATCTTTACTTTTTATATTAGCAAGCTCTATAAAAAAGCTTGGTCTTTTAAAGCCTTCCTCTATATCCTGCATCTGAACTTCTATTTTAGGAAAAGCTTTATTTAATTTCTTTCTTATTGCAACTATTACTTTACTTATTCCAAGCATTTTCACTTCCTATTCATAGTTCTTAGCTATAAGATCATCAATAAATTTTTCTACACTCTCTTCAAATTCTTCTTCAAATTCCTTTGCTGTTTCTTCAAAAATACGATATCCCTTTTTAAATCCTTTTTCTTTTCCATCCTTGCCTTTTATAATATGTCCAGACTCTATCAAATGAGCGTGTGAGGCTGTTGAATATGTCCTTATAGATAAAGCTCCATCAAATTCATAAACCTTTCCACGCTTAATTGACTTAATATAATAACCTGTTTTCTTCTTTGTTTTACTTTCTGCTTTTGCTACTGTTTTTTTCTGCAACTTATTTCCAGCACTTCTTAAAAATTTCTTTGCTTCTTTTCCATTCTCCAGCTCCTTTGCCATCTTCAACAATTCCTTTTGTAAGCTGTCAAAACTCATTTTATTCTCCTTTAAGTACTGCTGCTATGTCTAAATAAGCATTTTTATTAAAATCTGGTATAATATACTCTATGTCATATCTAAGTCCATTTATCAAAAGAAAATCATCTGTTTTTATATCAGTCTTTCTTATTTTTATTCTAAATTTTGTAGTATTAGAAATAGTGCTTCCAGCTTCATTAGCTATACTTCCTGACTGCTGTGGAATAACATCAGCCCATACTTTTTTTAATAATTCAGGTTCTATTGTCATACCCAAGTCTGTATCAACTTGGGTATTCCTCCATATTTCAATTCTATTGTTCATTTTACTTATTAAATTCATCAAATCTCCTATGTATACTTTAATTTTGTATAAAGGCATGAAAGTATATTATTTGGTTTAAATTCTAAATCAGCTGAACCTCTATTCTCATATCTATCTGCAATTATAATAAGTTGAGCTAATTTATAAGTTTCAGAATTTCCAGTTTCATTATATTTAACTCCTGTAGAAGCTTCTAATTCTTCTCTAGAAAATTTTTCTAATGTTTCAATTAATTTATCCTCTTCATTTCCATCAACTCTTAAATAAAGTTTTATAGCTTCTAATTCCAGCATACTAAGCTCCTTGTGGAACTTCTAAAGTTACTTCTCCACAAATAACAGCTTCAGCATCAATTTTTTTAACATCCAGTCTTGTTATTGCTCTTACATCTGTTCTATTATTTGCAAAAGCAGCACCTCCAATATTAGTACCTAAAATAGATATAGCTTCTCTGTCAAATAAAGTTATAGCTTCTTTTAAATCTCCTATGTATATTTTTGCCTTTTTTGTTCCAGATGTATTGGTAACTTTTAAAGTTTTATCTGGTAATACAACTATTGGTCTTTTGGCAATCATTTTTCCTGTTTCATTTTTAGGGTCTTTTTCTAAAAGATAGTTTCCATCAGAATCTTTCAGTTTATCAAAATAATCGAAAGTTGATTGATTCATGTGTATTTTTGCTGCACTAGATATAGCTGGATCTAAATCAATATTCAAAATAGTTTTTATATCATCTATTCCACTTATTGCTTTTTTAGTTGCTACTGTATCTAGTAATTTTATTATTAATGTATTTTCTGTAGCAGTAGATTTCTTAGCTAACCATCTATTTAAATAACTTCTTATATTACTTACACTATCATTTATAAGATTGTTAGGAATAGGTAATATCCCAGCATAATCTTTTATTTCATATTTTATCTCTGTAAACTGCGGTGTATCAGTATCTGCAACTTTCTGTCCTTCAACTAACTCCACAAATGGAACATAATCTGCATTTTTTTCTATTATTCTTGAACCAACTCTTGTACTAACTGGCTCTACTCTTACATAGTCTTTTAAAGTCACTAAAGTTCTTTTCAATTCATTTATTTCTGTCATTTGGTCGATTGGAATTAAATACCCTCCATCTGTTCCTGTTATTGAAGAAAGTGCATTTCTCGCATCCAGTATATCTAATTCATCCCTAGTCACACGCCCTTTTAAAACATTATAAAAAGCTGTTGTATATTTCTGAGTTTCTGTTTTTTTATCATTGTCTAGTATTGCACCATCTAATACTTTTCCTGCCCTATTTTGTGGATTTAATCCAATAGCTTCTTCAAGTCCTAGTTTTTGCTTTTCAACCTTAATTTCATTTTGTATACTCGCTAATTCTTCTACTGTGACCCCTTCTTTTTTCATTAATTCCTCTGCTTTTGCCTTTAAAGTTGTTATATTTTGTTTTATCATATCTAATTTTGTCATTTTCCCTCCATTACGCTATCTCTAATAAAAGAGCTGTTTTTATTTTTTCTACTTTAACTTTTTCCACATTTTCAATTTTATTTTTCAATAAACCCTCTGGTACTCTGTATAACTTACAATTTTCCTCATCCAAACAAGCCACTGCTTGATTAGATTCTGTTGTATTTACATTAAAGTACTGTGCTGCCTCAAAACCATTTAACCATTTTGTCTCAGCCATCATTTTTTCTATTGTAGCTTCTTCTATTCCTTCTTTTACTTTTGTCATATAGATGGATAGTAATGTCTTATCTAATCTGTCAAATATTGCTGCTTTCTCTCTTAAATTATCAGCATTTCCAGATACTACATCCCATGCTTTGTGAATGAATATATAAGAATTAGCAGGAATATTTATTTCATCACCTACCATGGCAATTACAGAAGCAATTGAAGCAGCTACTCCATCTATAAATATTCTTTTATATCCTGTATGTCTTTTAAGCATATTATAAATAGCTATACCAGCAAATACATTTCCACCAGAACTATTTATATAGATATCTAAATCTAATCCATTTATACTTTCTAGTAGTCCTTTTATGTCACTTGGAGCGATATCCTCATCTTCATATTTGTCAAATTCAGTTGCTGCAATATTCCCATATATAACAAGTTCAGCCTTTCTGTTACTAAGGTTTTTAACTTCCAAAATCCCCATATTTTTACCATCTTTTACCAAATTTATTTTATTCACTTTTTTCACCCCCTTTTCTTTCATACTGTATTCCTACTTTATCCAGCGAGATTACATTTCCATTTCCTATAAGTTTATCCCCTCCCTCAATATATGGTAAATTCAATTCTTCTCGTACTTCATTTGGTGTCATTCCAAAATTATTTAAATATTTGCTGTAGACCTCTGCCTGTGTGCTATTATCCATTTTAAATAAAATCTTTTCATTTATTTCCAGCCTTATCCCCTGCTTTAAGTCTTTATTTGTTAGTAGTTTATAAGTCAATTCCTGCTCATAACTTTTAAATAAAGGTTGTAGGGTATTTACATAAAAATCTACTTGCTGGCTTTCGGAGTTGCTATATGAGGACTTGGTATAGTCATTTATTACATTAGGTTTTATTCCCAGTGCTGCTGCCAATTGTAAAGCAGATACTTTATTATTTTCAAAAAACTGCGCATCCGCCAGCTTCATATCGAGTAGTTGAGCTTGTACCCCATAAGGTAAAGGGATAAATTTACCACTTCCAGTATTTTTAGAGTATTGCTCTAATTTACCCGCTAAAGCTGTTTCAGCTTCTTGATTCAGTTCCCCAGTATAATGAACAATTACTTTAGAACCAAACATATTATTTTTATAAAGCCTATTCAAGAACCCAACAGAGCTTTTTCCAGTGTTTATTTGTGCTTTTAAAATCTCTCTCATAGGCATCCCAGCTAATCCATCAAACGTCATATGTGTTTTAATATGCACTATTTCATCTTTAGAAAATGAATATCTTTTTCCAGTTCTGCTATCATTCCAGATATACCACATCCCATCTTCTTTTCCCAATATTCCATCATCATCTATCCAAATTTCCATACTTGCACTAGGAAGTATCCACAAGTATTTTATTTTTCCATTATTCTTATTAGTTTCTAAATAAATATAAGCATTTCCATGATGGATTTTATTAAGTTCTACAGTACTCCAGAACGTTGTTGCCTGCATATACGGATTGGGTCTTAAATTTAATAAAATATCTATTTCATTATCTAAAATTCTTTCTTTCCCTTTCTTTTTAGTCAGCTGCCTTTTCTCCCATGGCATTTTTGACATTGTTTCTGAAAGATGTTTCAGACATATGTAATAAATAGTTTCAGAAATATCACTGGAGTTCTCAATATCACTTACATTTATCCCCCATCCCTTAAAAATATCAGATAATTCCATTAACCCTGTTTTTTTATCTAAGGATTTCTCTTTTTTTAAAAGATTTTTAAATGTTTTTACTATACTCAATTTTCACCCCCTTCTCCATAAAATTTATCTAAATACTCCTTTGAGGTGTATTTAGTTAAATCTAGCTCAAATTCATGGTACAAAGCCAGTTTAAATCCACATAAAATAGCGTCTACTGGGTCAATTCTCTTAGTCGTGGCATCTTTATCTATCTTTATAAGTCCATTATTTGTCTTTACAACAGCATTTGACATAGCATAGTTTAAAAGTGGATTAAATAAATAATAAACATTTCCAGAATATACCTGCTCTCTAAAACCAGCAGTTGACTCGTTTAAAGATTTGTGTGATTGGTAAACTTCATCACAATGATATCCTTTAGTTGATAAATCTAACATCATTTTGCTTGAATTAGCAGGGTCAAAGCATAGTTTTTTTATTTTCCAGCTATTTTCTTTACAAAATTTTAAAGCATAATCTGTTACCTGTTCCTGATCTACAATAGGCGTTTCTGTAACTGTCAAACATCCTGCCTCTTCCCAAGCTGTATAAGGCACTTTATCAGTTATTTCCCTTTCTCTTAATTTCTCCCAACTTGGAATAAAAGAATGTGTAAAAATAACATATTTAGTCACTGTATTATCTAGAATAGGAATAATAAAGGCTATGCTTGTTAAGTCGATTTTTGCTGACATATCAAATCCAATATAGACAGGTCTATTTTCCAATTCAAATGGAATTTCTTTCACTTCACATTTTCTCCACTTTTCCATATCCATATACCCATTTTCCTTAGCTTGTACCCAGATGTTTAAACACTTGGTTTTAAAGGCTATCATTTTTTCTGGAATATCCTTGGCTATTTTATATGCACTTTCAAGCTGGTCTATTCCTGTTTTATAGTACATTCTTAAAGGATTAGCTTTTTTCCAATTTTCTCTATTTTCAATATCATCCTCTTTGTCTATTTCACATATATCCGCAAAATACCATTCATTTTCTACTTCTACATCTGGATTTAAAAGGCTTGTACAATATTGATATTCTTGTGTATAACATGGATATGACAAATCCATTCCTGCTGTAGTTATTATCATTAGCAAGGATTCTTTTGTATTAGCACCTAATCCTAAATCATAGAACTCTGTGGTTTGGTGCTGATGGTATTCATCCAATACCAGCACTGCTGGATTAGTTCCATCCCCTTTTCTCCCATCTTCTTTAGAAAGCGGTCTTAGAAATGAACCTGTTTTTATATGGACTATCTCATTTTGTTTTAATTTAAACTTAGAAATTAAAGGGCTTTTATTTAGCATATTTTTACATTCACTAAAAATAATTTTAGATTGCTCTCTTTTAGTTCCAGCACAATAAGTCTCATAGATTTCTTTGTTTTTAGTAGACTGTACAGACATTTCATACAGTAATACTCCTGCCTGCATTTGTGATTTTGCCTGTTTTCTAGCAACTTCTATAAAACTTGTTTTAAATCTTTTTTTCCCTGTTTTTTTGTCTCTCCAAGCATAAATCTGGCATAAACAAAATTTTTGCCAAACTGTTAAAATTATAGGCTGTCCTGCAAGCTCCCCTTTGGAATGTCTTAAATAAGAAAACCATTTTACTATTTTTTCTGCTTCTTCTTCATTCCAAATATATTCCCAATCTTTCCTTGTAATATCTTTTAAGAATCTCTTACAAGCCCAAATATGTTTCTTCCCACTTAGTATCTCCCCAGAAATACAATTCTCTGCATACCTGATTAATTCATCTTTAATAAGCATTAAATATCTCCAAAGTTATTTTCTATATTCTCTTCATTGTTTCCCACAATTACAGAACCTATTTTCAATCTGCTTTCTATTGTTAATCCTAACAATCCCCCATACTTTTTCATTTCATCAGAATATTTCATTTCTAGATGAATTAGTGGGTTAGTTTCTTTACCAATAGTAAATTTTTTACCTATCTTTTTTTCTAGCTCTGTATATTTAGAAAAAGCATTACAATACGCTCCTAGATTATTATAATCAAGATTACTTATCATGGACTTTTTATTAAATTCCTTTACAAGTCTTTTCCATTCTTTTCTTGCTATATCATCTATCAGCCATTCAGGCACTTTTTCCAACTGTTCATTTCCTACCCAAACAGCTTCTTCTTCCATTTGTTTTAGTTTTTGCTTTTCAACAGTCAGGTCTCCCTCCTGCATTGCAAGAGGCTTCTTTGCTCCCATTCACTCCCTCCCTTTTTCAAAATATTTTCTAAAATTTTTCTATTTACAATTTTGCAAAAGCTGAACTGAGGATGCGGTATTCAGGAAAGCTCCAAAAACTTTTTTAATACCCCCTACCCTCTAGAATATTTTTTTAAATATTCTTTTTTAATACTATGTAACTTAGCTTGTATCCTAACTTTAGAAGTTTTATAAAGTTCATGTATTTCTCTATGAGCTTCATCACAAACTGGTATCAAGTTATCTATATCAAGTGTTTTAAGCTTATTCTCCTCAACTTCTGTGATATGATGTATCAAAGTTGCTGTAACTATCTTGCCAGTTTTAAAAAAAGTCCATAAACAAATGTTATCAAATTTATTTAAACAAACTCTTCTTAATGCTTTCCAAGCCTTACTATGATATAGTTCAGTGTTCTTTCTTTGAGTTTCATCATAGATTTTATTAGCTTCTGCTTTTGTTTTCTTATAGCAGCCATTAGGACACTCTTTCCCGACTTCATATTCTTTTCTACATCTTGGACAAATCTTATATATTCCCATCTATCACCTCATTCTAAATAGTGCTTTGCTTCTTCTTCCTGTAGCTTATAATCTAAAGCTTTACTTTTCAGTTCCAGTCTTTTAAGTTCTATATCTACTTTTATCTTTTCCAGTTCTACTTTTTCTTTATCTGGTAAAATATTTTCTATCTTTCTTCTTAATTCTAAGATGCCTGATATCCTGCTTTGTCTAATTGCTACAGCTTTTTCAACCTCTGGATTAAGTATGACATCTTCATATTGGTATGTATCATCTATTATATTTTGCAACTGTATAGCTTCTCTTCTTGCTTTGTCTGTTATCTCTTCCTCTAGTTCTGCTCTTCTTTTTTCACTATCTTCTGTAAACTTTTCATATGCTGCTTTACACCTACATCCTTTTATCCATGGATCACCAGCAAGCTCACATCTCTTTTTTCTCTTATTGAGAGTAGTTAAAGGAATCTTATATTTTAAAGCAAGGTCATTTAAATCATCTCCAAGCTCATATCTTAATCTTATTTCAAACTCTATTCTCTTTGTTAAAGCTATACTCATCACCTCCTAAAAAGATATAAAAGAAATATAATTATTAGAGATATCCCAAACACTTAATTACTTTAACGAAAAGTATTAAGTTTTTTATTTTAATAAATTTCTTTCAATCTCATATGAATTCTAGATTATTTTCACTTTTTACTTGCCCGACTATTTCTGCTTAGCTGGTAAAAAAATTATCTTAGAAAAGCTGACTTTAAAAGCTTCTCATAGATAGTCAAATTATTTTTATTCAAATATTTTTTTAAAACCTGTCCTTGATAGTCTTTGCGGTGCTTACTGCTTATATTTTTTTCTACTATTTCAAGTAGGAACTTATAATCAAATATCCAGCTATTGTGGTCTAAGTACTCAAATACTCCTCTTTCTTCTCTCAAATGTTCTGGTATTTCTTTTCCCTTTTCCTTGTATCTTTTTCTTTCTAGTCTTTTTACTCTTTCATTTCTTCTAAAATTCATAAAGTCATATGAAAGGTTTTTCTTTAAAGTTTCCAGATACTTCTCAGGCTTTATAATCAACTCTTGTTTCAAGCCCTCTATAAATATCTTTTTTAATATATCTCCATTAGTAAGCAAATCATAAAGGCTATTAGTAAGGTTTTCTCTATCCATAGCATTTCTATAGTAATCTCTGCCATAGACAACCTCTATTCTAGTTAAAGGAATGCCTATACTAAGTTCTTTACTGGTTAGTAATTCAAATGTTTTATCATAAAATTTTATTACCTTCCCAGAAACATCTTTTCTAAAATCCTGCATTTTTGAATTTATATATAAGGATCGCTCTTTTTTTATTTTTGCTGGAATATCTTCTGCGAAAAAGCTATACATCCCTATTGCTTTTTGAAAGTTTGCCCTTCCAACTAACAATAAAACTTCTTCAAGTTCAGAAAATTCCTGCTCAAATGTTGTATTTATCTCTATTTCTTTTACTTTTGACTTTGAAAAATCTATTGATATTCCATAACTATTTAATGTGTCTCTTATTTCTTCAAGAGCTTCTAAAAGCTCCTTAGCAGATGAATTATATATATTATGTCCATCTCTATTTTTATTAGGATTAAGTTCCAGACTTGACACTGTATATATTTCTCCATTCGCTTTTAAGTTAATAGAATAATTTAGATTAAATAGTCTATTCTTATGTTCAATTTTTTCAATATACTCAAAATTTGTAGTTACTTCTTTTTTTTCTAGTTTATCGAAATTAGTAATAGTAAAATTATTTATAATAATTCTATCTATTCCTATTTGATTTAACCTAGATTTATCTATCAACCATCCTGCCTCCTTTCCTCTTTTTTTCTACAAGCAAGCCATCCCCTTACCCGAAACAGTTATCATTTCACCAAAAAAACTTGCAAAAAAAACAAAAAAGGAGCCAAAAAGAAAGTACGTACTTCTACGTATTTTCTAATTAGCTCCTAAAATGAACTCTCCAAATATTTAATTTTATAAGACAAATATATACTATATTTTTTTGTTTGTCAATTTATTTTTTATCATAATACTCTATTAATTTCTCAACTCAATACAACATCCCCATTCTATAATTTTTGTAGCTATTTTTTCAATTTCTGTATTAAGAAAAATATCTTTATAGCTATCTTTATAGAATAGTATCTTTTCTTCTTCTTTTTCTATTATTTCTGGATTCTCTTTTATTCTTTTTTTAGTTTCTATTGATTTTTTAATATTATTGATTTCTTCACCAGAAAGATAATTAAGATATTTTTCTGCAATTTTCTTATTTCCTCTGAATACAAAATAATTTACTTTTTCTAATTCTTCCTCTTTTGTTTCATTTATAATTTCTTCTAGAGTATTAATATCTTTTCTAGTAATTGCTTCTTCTATTTTTTCTATTTTTTCTTTTATTTCATTATTAATGATTTCTTTTATTTTTTCTATTTCATTTTTTATCTTTTCTTCTCTTTCTTCAAGTTTTTCTATATTCTCTAAATCCTTTCCTATTTTTATTTTTAAGATCTCTTCCAGTTTCTCTAAAGAAGAAAAAATTGGATTTTTAGATGATTTATTCAGTTTTTCAATATTTAAATTCAAAAATATTTCTTTCCATTTTGACATAAAATTATTTTTTTTCAGCTCTTTTATACTAAGACCATTCTTTAAATCTGCATATTTATAAAACTCTAAAACAACTTCTTTACTTATATCAAATGCTTTAAAAAAATTACATTCTGTATTTCCATTATCTAGTTTTTCATAAATTGACATTGAAATCAGATTTTCTAATTCTCTGACTTCTAATACAATTACTTCCCCTAAATTTCTTTTTTTTTCTTCATATTTCAAAACATCATTAGCTGTATTTCCATAATTATGTGTTTTGCTTTTTTTATCACTATCTACTATACAAACTCCAAAATTATTTCTATCTAAAAATGCTGTTTTATATTGCTCAGCTGTTTGACTTCCTCCACTACCTATGGGGAAAAGTGCCAATCCTACCATTGTATCATATTTATTTTTTTTCAAATAATGCATCCCATATTGTATATATATTTTAGCATCAATCAAATTTTCAGCAATAACTAAACTTTCAGTAAAAGAATATTTACTTGCCTCCTCAATTGTAATTAAATATTTATCTTTATCCTTTTTTATTCTATTTTCTATTTCTTCATCACAAATCATTATTTTAGCATTAATCTCGTCAAAATAATCAAGCCTTGTGGAATTAGTATTTATTATATTATCTAATTTTAATTTTGAAATTTTAGATAAAAATTCTTTTTCTAAGTCTCTAATCTTTTTATAATCTTTAACATCAATTTTAAGAAAATGATAATCCAATGAAAGTATATTTTCTAGTATTGTTTCTATTTTTTCCATTGTTTTTTCATCATATTTGTTATCTAAATATTTTTTAATAATATCTTGCATATCAATAATCATCGTCAATATCTCCTGGTTCAAAAAATCCAAAAGGCCATTTTTCCAATCTACCTCTATTATTAAATTTAGCTTCTATTATCTCAGTTTCTTTATCATGCTTCTCAAAAATTAATAGATTAATATCCTGAGGTTCAAACAATTCCTCAACTATATGTCTTCCTATTCTATTAATCATAGTTTCACTATGTGTTTCTATTATAAATTTAATATCTAATCCCTTATTTTTGGCTATTTTAATACTTTTTATAATTATATCAATTAATTTAGCTTGCATAGCTGGATGTAAATGTAATTCTGGCTGTTCTATTACAAAAATTTGACTATTATTTTTCATAAAAAAATTTGTATGTATTTTTCTCCAAATTTGCACAAGTATTGGTAATAATTGCGAAAATCCAAAACCAGTGTCTGTTAAATTAATTTTATCTTTATCTTGTATTATTTCTAATGATATATGTCCTTCTTTATCTGTCAAAGTTGGTCTAAAATTAAAATTTCTTTCTGTCCAATTTGAAAAAGCTGTTAATAATATAGAATCCAAATTCTTTAAATACATTGGTAAATTACTTCCATCAGGACTAATTTCATCTATATCTAGTCCTTGTACTCTATAATATCTTTCTGCTGTAGCTCTTAAAGGAGCTATATAAAATATATCATGGAATACAGTTCCTATTTCTTCATTTAATTTTCTTAATATTCTTTCAAAATTAAAAAAAATAAATTTTTCTTTTAAACTTTCCATTGTATCTTTTACTTCTTCATAATCAATTTTTTTATTGTAGATCATTTTACTAAATCTAAAAGGATATCTTCTTGATCTATTTTTTAAATTTTCTAAAATTTTATCAAAGAGTTCTTTTGAATTATAAAATAAAAAATCATAATGATAAAAATCCATATTCATATCTTCAATATATTCTAATAGTATTTTTTCTTTTTCATTTTTTTCAATTTCATTATCTTCATCTCTACTATTTTTTAATTTAATTTCAAATAATTTTATAATTTCAGTAGCTATTTCTTTAGGTGCTACCCTCCTAAAAAATGGATA